ACCAAGGCTGTTCGCAATGCCGGCGGCGGAAGTCGCCGCAAAGGCGCGGCGCGCATGTACAAGCTCATGAAAAAGCTCGAAGGCGGCGCAGTTTAAGGGGTAGGAAATGGCAGACGAAACGATCACCCAACAGATAGTTCGGGAAGACCCGAGGATCGAGGCGTACAAGCTCAAGCTGCTTGAAAACGCCCAGGCCCTTGCCTACAACCAGGTCCCGCAGCGCGATGCCTCTGGCAACGTCGTCAAGGATGCCAGCGGAAACATCCAGTACACCGCTGCGCCGCAGACTTTGGCACAGCAGCTCCCTGGCTACCAGGTTGCGGGGTTCTCCCCTGCCCAGTTGGCCGCAATCAAATCTGCTGAAACCCAGGGTATTGGGGCCTACACGCCCTACATGGACGCTGCCAACAAGGCGCTGGGCGGTGCCTACAGCACGACAGCAGAAGCCGCTGACATCATGCGCGGGGCCGACACCCGTGCGCAGTTCACCGACGCCCAAAAGGCCATGAGCCAAGCTGGTGGCGCCGCGGCCAACGTGACCGCGGGCATCGGCCAGATCAACCAGGGCCTGGGCTACCTTGACCAGGCCGCCCAGCGCACAGCAGCGTCTGACACCACTGGTCAGTTTGGCGCGGCCCGGCAAGACCTGGCCACGGGCCTCGGATCGCTGGCCACGGCCCAGAACATGGCCGCCGCTTCAAGCCAGGCCAACCTGCAGCCGGCCACCGCCGCGATCGCGCAGGGCATTGGCGGCTTGACTCAAGCGCAGCAGTTGGCCCTTGGTTCTGGAGCCGCGGACTTCAGCGGCTCGCAAGCGCTCATGGCCCAAGCGGCAGGGCAGCTTCAAGGCGCGCAGCCGCAATTTGGCCAAGCACAACGGACCATGCAGCAGGGCCTTGGCCAGGGCCAGCAGGCCATTGGCATGGCAGCGCAGGCTGCCCGCGCACCAGGAATGCAGCAGGGCGTGGAGTCCATGTACGGTGGGGCAGCCGCTTCAGCTCAAGCCGCGCAGCAGCCTGGCTTTGGGGCCGCTGAACAGGCGCTTGGGCAAGGCATCGGCACCTTGGGTGGTGCGCAGCAGAAATACGACCCTTCCCTGGTGCAAAACTTCATGGACCCGTATCGCCAGCAGGTGATTGACGAGGCCATGAAGCAGATGGACCGCCAGTCCATGATTGCTGCGCAGGGTCAAGCTGCACAGGCGGTGAAGTCGGGCGCCTTTGGCGGCGAGCGTGAAGGCGTTCAACGCGCCGAGACGCAGCGCAATCTGATGGACCAAAAGGCCTCGACGATTGCCAACCTCCTGTCGCAGGGCTACAGCCAAGCGCAGGCGCAGTCCATGGCATCGTTCGAGCAGCAACAGCAGCGTCAGATGCAGGCGGGGCAAGGCATTGGCCAACTGGGTTCCCAACAGGCTCAGGTGGCAGCGCAGCAAGCAGGCCTTGGCCAAAATGCCGCGCAGCAGCTCATGGCCGCCGGTCAAGGGCAAGTGGCCGCTTCTGCGCAGCAAGCAGGGCTTCAGCAGACCGCCGCTCAAATCGCTGCCCAACAAGCAGGTCTTGGCGTGCAAGCGGGCTCTCAGATGGGCTCTTTGGAAGCGCAACGCGCGCAGCTTGGACAGGCCGGAGCGGGCCAGTTGGCCAACATTGGCCAGACGGTGGGCGCACAGGCGGCGCAGCAGGCGCAGTTGGGCCAAGCGGCAGCGGGCTTGTACGGCAACCTGTCGCAAAACCAAGTGGCCGCTGGCCAGGGCCTCGGCCAGCTTGGCGTGCAGCAAGCGCAGTTGGGCCAGGGCGCGGCAGGGCAGTACATGCAGGCAGCGCAGCAGTACGGCAATTTGGCGTCTCAGGGTGGCGCTCTGGCAGGGCAGGAGGCGGCGATCAACCAGAACATCGCCAACCAGATGATGCAGCAGTCGCAGGGCCGCAACCAGGCGGCGCAGACGGCCGCCGGCATCTACGGCCAGCAGGGCCAGCAGTACCAGCAACTTGGCCAGGGCATTGGGCAGTTGGCGGGTCAGCAGTTTGGCATTGGCCAGGCCACCGCACAGGGTCTTGGCGCTCTTGGCGGCCAGTTGGGCCAGCTTGGCGTGCAACAGGGGGCTTTGGGCCAGACGGCGCAGGCGCTGCAGCAGGGCGACGTCAACTTCCTGTACAACGTCGGCCAGGCGCAGCAGGCGTTCAACCAGCAGGGCATCGACGCGACCCGCGCCACGGAGACGCAGAAGGTCTACGCCCCGTACCAGCAAGCGGGCTTCCTGTCGGACATCTACAAGGGGGCGCCTTCTTCGCAGATGGCCACAACGGCCTCAAGCCAGCCCAGTGCAAGCCCCTTCCAGCAGGCAGTTGGCGTTGGCCTGGGGGCCGTGGCAACTGCCGCAGGCGCCAAGCGCGCCAACCTTTTCTAAGGAACACGCATCATGTCCATTTTCAGCCGTCGTCGCGCCGCTCCCGCTCCAATGCCCGCTCCGCCGCCCCCGGCGCCTGTTGCGCAGCCGGCGATGCCCAATCCCTACCTCAGGAACCTGCCTCCTGCCCAGCCGCAGCAGGGGCGGGTTGGAGTGCCCCAGCCAATGGACTTTCAACAGAGGATGATGCAACAAGCGCAGCCCAGTCTGTCGGACGCGATCGCGCTTGGTAAGGCTGGCGACCAGGCCGGCATGCAGAGGATGATGCAGCAGATCGTTGGCTTGCCCCCTTCTGGTGCGCCGCAGCAGCCTGGAATGCAGCAGCGGCAATTTCCCCAGCCTGGCCAAATGGGGCAAATGACAGATTTCCAGCGATTGGCAATGGAGATGCAACAGCGCCAGGCACAGATTGCTTCTCAGATGCAGCCGCAGCCTGGGATGCAGCAAACCGTTGGCCCAGGGCTCACCCCCCAAGGCAATCTGCAACCGGGTTTTTTAGGAGGCATACAGCCCGGTCAAATGGCGCCTCTGGGAGGCATGCCTGCTGGTCAGCAACCCACAATGAACCCGATGGAGATGCAGCAGGCAGCCCAGCAGTATGCGCAGATGCAGATGCAACAGCGCCAATTTCCCCAGCCTGGTCAGATGGGCCCGCAGCCGATGGTGAACCCGCAATCCAATGATGCGTTGAAGCAGCAATTTCTGGCGCAGCAGGGAATTTACCAGCCAATGCCTGCATACCAGAGTCCGGCTCAAGAGACTCAACAGAAAATGATGATGGAGCAGATGGCGAAGCAGGGGGCCATGCAGCAACAGCAAATGGGGCCGCAGCCGATGCAAAATGCTGTTTTTGGGGGCAATCTTGGTGCCAATATTCTGGGGGCTAAAGCCATGGCGCAGCAGCCCGGAATGCAGCCGCAGCAGCCCAACTCCCTGGGCCAGCAGTTCGGGCAGGCACAGAACCCCTTTGCAAGACCTTTGCAGCCGCAGCAGCCCAACTCCCCGGGTCAGCAGCAGACGGGTCCTTTCGCGGGTCCGGCCAAGCTACAGCAGTTGGGGACGGCGCCGCAACAGCCCGGGATGCAGCAGCCGCAACAGCCCGGGATGCAGCAAAATAGCCCCATGCAAAAAGCGGGCGGATCGACCGGTCGTACGGGCCTTTTCTAAGAGGTGGCTATGAAAGACAAAATGATGGACGACGACATCGAAAACGTCGGGATCATGCAGGGGTTCATGGACTCCATGGCTGATGAGGGCGACGACGAGGGCGATGACGACGAGGAGAAGATGGTGGAGCGTCGCCCCGACTCTCCAGAAATCCTCATGAACAACCTGCGCGGTGACATGCGCTCGCTTGAAGCGCGCCGCGACGAACTCGCCGACCTGGTGGGCTACAAGGCCGCCACTGAGACGCCTGAGGCGGTCCTCGCAATGCTGCAGCCGGTGCTGGCACAGCAGGGCGGTGGCGGCATCGGCGCGCTGCCCCAATCAGGGCCCATGGCCCAAGGGCCACAGCCCCCGATGATGGGAGCGGCACCCGGTGCTGCGCCTGGTGGCGCTCCTGGCGGTCCCCCGCCCGGTATGCCTCCGATGCCCCCTGACGCCGGCGGTGGCGCCCCTCCGCCTCCTGGCGATGGCGGCATTGCAGCGCTGATGGCAGGCATGGGTGGTGGCGCTCCTGGTGGCGCTCCTGGTGGCGCCCCAGCCGGTCCGCCGCCCGGTATGCCTCCTGGAGACATGCCCCCTGTGGCCATGGCTCGCGGCGGGTACGTCCAACATTTTCAAACAGGGTCCGATGAAAGCGGCGTGACCCCTGCCGGGAATCAATCCGCTTCCGATGAGCCCTTGCTGGCATATCCAGCGGACCTGGTTGAGACAGCGCGAGCAAACACCGCCCAGTTGATCAACCAGCGGCCGGCACCCGTGCCTTCGCTTGAAAATGCCATGAAGACACGTCTGCCCGAGTACCAGCGCCTGCTGGCGCCGGATAGAAGGGCGTCTGAGGCTCAGATGCTGCTTGAGCTTGGCCAACGGGCCTTCGGCTTTGCTGCCAACACGGATGAGGGCGGCAGGCCCCTTCGCGGCAGCTTCCTCGCTCGTGCGGCAGGGGCTGTAAAGACCTTGCCGGCCATGATGGGTAAACGCATCGAGGAAATGGACAGGATTGACCGCCAGATCAAGACCTTGGCCCTTCAACAGGGCGAGAAGGACGTGGATCAGGTTGTTGGCCAAAACACCGAACTGCTCAAGCGCAAGACCGACCTGTTCAAAGAGGTTCTTAGGTCACAGGCCCGACTTGAGGCGGAAAAGCTCAAGGGCATGGGCGCGTCCATCTTTGGCAAAGGCGACTGGGAGTGGAACATTGTCAACACGCCGGGCATGCTGGATCGCTACGCCAAGGGCGAAACCACCGACACCGAAACCAACCTGGTTTCGTCCGCGATTACCAAGCTGGGGATGCCCCGTATTGAAACCCGCACTCATCCAGTGACCAAGGTCCCTTACACGGTTGAAATTCCCGGCATTAAGCCTGACTTCGTCGAGCGTGCAGAGGCGGCCCGCCGAGCACTAAGCCTACCCACTGCCGCGGTTCCTGTCATGAGCGGGCCAGGCGGCGGCACCGTCCGTCTTTCGCCCCAGGGCTCAATAGTTGCCCCCGGCGCGGGAAGTGCTCAAGGTGGCGGCGCTCCTGCTGCCCCTGCAGGCGGTGCCGGCGGTGCCGGCGGTGCCGGCGGTGCAGCTCCTGGGCCTGGTGGCGCTCCTGCGGCGGTTGCGCCGGGAGCCGCGGGCCAAGGACCACGGCCCACGGGAGCACAGGGCCCTGGCGCGTTTACCCTGTGGGGAAGCCGCTTCAACATCGCAGGGCCCGTGGCAGCGGCCGTTGCGGCGGGCTCGTCTGTGCCAGGCCTTGGAGACCCGGCGTCAGCGGTCACTCTGGCGCGCAAGAATGCCGAACTGCTGGCCGAGCGGTTGAAAGAGGCAATGCTCAAGAGCGTTGCGGGCAGTGTCTGGGAGCAGAAGAACATCGACAAGGTCACTTCGCTCAAGCCGAGTGCGACGACCGACCCTGACGTGTACGGAACGCGGCTGATTGCATTGGGCAACTCGCTGCGGGAGGGCATCGAGTCTTACAGGAAAATGGGCGCGGACGACTCTCCGTTGTCGCCGGAAGACAAAGCAAGGGCCCGTGAAAAAACGATGGAATATCAGAAGTTCCTCGGTCAGCTTGGGCTCCCTCCTGCTGCCTATTCGCAGGATGAGGCAAACCGGCTGTTTCAGCGGGGATACAAGGAAGTGCTCTGGCACGGCGTGCGGCCCATCCGGCGGGATTAAACAAGGCGAGGTTTTCAGATGGCAACAGACAACACAGACGGCGGACTTCCTCCTGTTCCTGAAGGATGGCAATCAGTTGGGGGCTCCCCCAGCATGAGGATGTTCAGCGAGACCTCAACGGGCGACGGAACTCCTCCTGCCCCCGAAGGTTGGTCTGCAAGTCGCCCATCAATGACTGAGCGAGCTGAACAGGTGGGAATTGGCGCAATGCAGGGCGCCGCCCGTGACGCGCCGGTCGCAGCGGGCATGGTCACCGGCCTTCGCCTTGGCCTGCCCCTGGCCGCTGCCACCGCCCCTGCCCTGGGGCCGTTTGCAGCGGGCATCCCAGTCGTAACGACGCTTGCTGGCGCTGGGGCTGGGCTGCTGTTTGGTTCGGAGCTTGACCGCTGGTTCCCAGCCGTCCCTCGCGAGGACCTGGTGCCCTACCGCGAGGGCGGAAAGACCTTTGGCTCGGCCATTGGAAGCGCGCCGGCAGCCTTTGGCCTGCCACAGATGACCGGGAACCGCGTCTCGCGGTTCTTGTCCACTTTTGGTGAAACGGCACGTCGCAATCCCGCCACTTTTATGGCAACGGAAACCATCACCGGCGCCGGCATGGGCGTTGCCGGCGGCGGTGCGGAGTCGTATTTCCCTGGGCAGCAGGGCGTGCGCTTCGGCGCGGAATTGGGAGCTGCAATACTCACCCCAACCAAACTCCTGTTGGCCGGCGTGGATGCGGCCTCTCAAGGGTTGAAGGCCATCAAAAGTGGCGTCTCCGGTAGTCAGGACCGCGCCCAGGTTAAGTCCGCAAACATCCTGCTCGATGCTCTGGAGAAAAATCAGGAGGACCCTGCTGCGCTGATACAGGCCCTTCGAAGCCAGTTGCCAAGAGGGGTTGTTCCTTCGTCGGCGCAGCGGACGGGCAGTCAGACCCTGATGGACCTGGAAACCTCGCTTGGCAAGGCCAATCCGCAATTGGGCGGCCAGATTTCCAAGCAAGGCCGCGAGGCCTTGGAGGCGTACGAGCTGCTGATTGAGAATCTGCAGGCAAGCGGTAATCCTGAGGCGCTGCGGATAGCAGCTCAACTGCGTGAAAACAAGTTCAACGCAACTTTGGACAACCGCCTGGCAACAGCCGATGCCAATGCAGCGGCAAAGATTGCCCTCATCACGAAGGACACTCCCGCTGCCCGTCGGCAGATTGGCGACATCGTCAAGACCGAGACCGAACTGGCCCTCAACCAGGCCAGGATGGCCGAGCGTGAGCTGTGGTCGGACGCCATCAACCGGATGCTTCGCCCTGTCACTGCTACACAGCGTGTTCGGCAGCGGGTTGATGATGTCATGGGACGGCCGCAGTTCCGCACTTGGGATGAGACACGCCTGGTCACGCCGACGCTCAAGCCCTCCAACACCGCGCAGTCCTTCATGAAGCGCGCATCGGAGATTGGCGACCTGATCTACGACGAGGCCCTTCCCAGTACCGTCCGTAAGATCATGGACGGCTTCGGCCTGGACCAAGCGGCGGTTCAAAAGTACAAGATGGGGCGCAACACCCAGGAGTTCTTGGAAACCGGTGTTGTGCCCAAGAGTTTCGTGCCTACGCCGAAGGACATCCCGATCGGCGAGCTGGTGAACTACCGTTCCAACCTCCTTGAGGCGGCGCGCAATGACCCTGCCAATTCGGAACTTTACGCCAGGCTGGCCAACTCCATTTTGGATGATTTGAGCACCATCAAAAATCCAATGTTTGACAAGGCGCGCTCGTTCTCCAAGGCGCTGAACGACACCTTTACCCGCACCTTTGCAAAGACCGCGTCCATCACCGGTGATGTGGCGCGTGGGGGTGCTGAACGGCTGCCTGCTGAAATCCTGGTCTCTCGTGCCTTTGGCTCCAACGCCGATGTCACCATGCAGCGCATGGAGCAGGTGGATGACGCCGTTCGGTTCCTGCGCACGCAGTACGACGAGGCGGTCACAAAGTTTGGCAAGCGCAGCGAGTACGCCCAGATGCTCAAGCCAATGGCAGAGTTGGCCGACAAGAATGTTGTCTCTATCCGGGACGCACAAGATCGAGTGCTACGGCTGCTTGCGGCCGATGCCATCGAGACCAAGTTTGACCCGGTCAAAAATGCCTATGTGCAGAGCCTGAACACTGCCAAGCTCACTCGCTTTGCACAACAGAACGAGACGATGCTCACCAAGCTGGGCATTATGGACAGCCTGCGCGACGCGACTCATGCGCAAAACCTGCTGCTCCAAGTCAAGAGCCAGAACAATGCCATGGCAAAGACGGTCCGTGATCAGACGGCCTTTGCCAAGGTGCTTTCCTCGGAAAGCCCGATGCAGGTTGTCGGTGACGTGCTCAACAGTCGCAACCCTGTCAGGGGCTTCACGCAGTTGACCAAGCTGGCCACGGCCGGCGGCCCAGATGCGATGAATGGCCTGAAGTCATCCGTGTTCGACTATGCCTACACCCGGGCGGGGGGCATGTCAAACAGCTTTAGCGTCACCGCATACAAGGACGCGCTTTTTGAGCCCATTGCCCGCAACCAGCCTTCGCTGATCAACATCATGCGCGCCAGTGGGCTGATGACGCTGGACGAGCAGAAAAACATCATGCGGCTCGTGGACCCAATGTCGAGGATTGAGACTGCCATGAAAAATGGCATCCCGATCAACAACCTCATCCCAGCAGCGGATGCGGTGACAGAGCTTGGACTGCGCGTGGCGGGCTCAGAGGCAGGCCAGGCGGCCGCAAGCACGGTCGGTGGGGGTAACTCCCTGATCGCCGGGGCCGCCGGCTCAAAGGCAGTGCGCCAGATTTTTGACGCGCTGCCTAATGCCACCATCCGCCAGGTCCTGGAAAACGCCTCCAAGGACCCGGAGATGATGGCGCTGCTGCTGGAGAAGGGCAAGACTGCCAAGCAACAGACCGACATCTACAACAAGCTGCTCGACAAGCTCGGCGCGATGGGCATTTCAGTGGGCAAGAGCGCCATGACCCCGGCCCTGAACTACATCGCACCTGAAGAGCCTCGGACTTCACAGTTTCCTCGCGATATTTCAAGGGCGTTTGGGCCACGTCGTCAAGACATGGATCGCTTCGGCTACTTCCCTAAGGCGATTGAACAAAGTAGCGGCTTTAGGCAGCCTCCCCTCACTCCAGAGGGGCAGGCGGCTAGGCAGTTACGTTTGTTGCCCATGGACCAGAAAAAGAGTCCTCCTGCGCCCAACACGCGCGGGGTCCCAGGCCTTGGACAGCAGTCCAGCGCGGCCCCTGCGGGCGGCGGCGCACCGGCAACCGACTCACGGGCCATGTTCCAACAGCTCTTCCCGTTTGACTCCATCGGCGCCATGGCAGCGCAGCCAGCCCCGCAGCCTCCTCAGGGCTGATAAGTGGAGTGGTAGCGATCGACACGCTCTATCCACTGAAGCTTGAAGTTGCTCCACTCCCGGCCGGTGATGGTGAACTCCTGGGTTGAGCCGTCCTGCACGGCCACGAGCACGGCGCCAAAGTCGATGTTGGTGCCGTGCATCTCGTCGTGCGCAATGGCATAGGCCGCAAGCTGGTGGAAGTAGTCGGTGATGTACTCGTAGCGCTTGGGCTTGACTGACTGCTTGAAGTCGAGGATGGCCAGGTGTCCGCGGTACTCGGCCACCAAGTCGGTCGTGCCCGCAAAGCGGTCCCCGTACGCCAGGTTTACCTCGGAGCCGTAAACCGTGGTGATCTCCCTGAAGTAGGTGTAGGCCAGCTTCAGCGCCATCAGGTGCCCACGCATGGCCAGCCAGTCCGTGCCGAATCGCATCGGCTCGCTTTCAAGGATGCACTCCAGCGTGGTGTGCATGTTCGTGCCCACGTAGGCTGCCTCGTTCTTGATCCGATCGGCCTCCTCCTGGCCAACACGCGCGACCCACGCATCAAGGGCCTTCTTGTCCTTGGTCTTGTCCAGGATTGTGGTGACCGAGGGGACATGTCCAAAATTTTCCGTTTTGTATACACGTCCCGACGACGTGTCTACTCTTTCGAGTTTTCTGTACTTGAAGCGGTCAGACCAGGGGATCAGATAAGCCATTGTTTGAGGTCCTCTCCCAGCACCTGGGTTGCGATGTCAATCTTGTCGCGCAGAGCCTTGACGATCTTCTCGTCCACCGTGCCGGGCGCGATCAGGTCGATGTAGGTGACGTTCTTGGTCTGGCCGATGCGGTGTGCGCGGTCCTCGGACTGCAGGCGCTTTTCAAGGTCAAAGCTGTTGCTGAAGTAGACCATCGTGTGCGCGGCCGTGAGCGTCAAGCCGTAGCCGCCCGTGCTCGGGTTGCCCACGAAGAAGCGCAGCTCGTCGTTCATGTCCTGGAAGCGGTTGACGATGCGCTGGCGCTCCTCGCCTTCAGTGTCGCCGAAGTAGGTGGCCACGCTGTTCATGCCGTATTCCTTGGCCAAGGCCAGCTTGATGGCCTCGATGTCGTGCCGGTAGTCGGCCCAGATGATGATCTTGCCGTCCGTCTCCTCGACGATGGACAGGAGCTCTTTGATGCGGTTGTTGGGCAGCTCCTTGACCGTGCCGTCGTCCATCTTCACGTGGCCACAGACGATCTGGTGCATCCGCATGATCTGCGTGAGCGCGTTGACCGTGCTCACCAGGCCGCCTTGAATCTGCGCCAGGGCCAGCGTCTTCATCTCGTTGTAGGCCTTGGCCTGCTCGTCAGTGAGGTCCACCTCGCGCTTGACGTAGAGCTTGTCGGGCAGGTCCAGGCACTCCTCCTTCTTCACGCGAAAGGCGAAGCGGTCGAGCTTTTCCTTGAGCTCATCCAAGCGCCTGTAGCCGACGATCTGCTTGAAGCTGTGCGTGTTGAGCTGGCGCTCCACCGTCACAGCGTAGCGGGCCTGGAAGACGTAGTAGCTGCCCACGTTAAGGCAGCCATCGGACAAGAAGGCGCACTGCTGGTACAGGTCCATCGGGCTCTTCGTGACCGGGGAGCCCGTCATAATGCGCCTGAACCGCGCACCACGGCCCACCTTCTCGGTGTTCTTGCTGCGCGTCGACGTAGGCGTCTTGATGGTGGTGCTCTCGTCGATCGCCATCATCGCGTTGTGCACGAGCAAGAACCGCTTGGCATACGCAGTGCCCTTGGCAGTGCTGAAGGCCTCGATGTTCATTACCAGGATTTTGAGGTCCTCTGTGACGGTGAACAGTTCGTCCATCGCGCGCTGCTCCGCCTTGCGGGGGCTCGCTGACCAGATGGCCATGCGGTAGACGATGTGCTCGGGTAAATGCTTAGGGATTTCGGTGTCGTACCAGTTGCGGTACACCCCCTTGGGCGCTACGATCAGCAGCCCATTGATCTTGCCCTTGTCGTAGAGCACGGCCGCGTTGTTGATCAGCATGAAGCTCTTGCCTGTGCCCATGTCGGCAAAGAGAGCTGCTACTGGGTCTTCCCAGAAGCGCTGAAGGTAAGCCTGCTGATGCAGGAAAGGCTTGTTCTTGAAGGGGTATGTCGATAAAAATTGGTCCATGATGTCTCGCTTTCTGGCAGGGGGTTGCAAGGCCCTGAAAAGACAGTGTACACTGGTCGCTCGAATTCAGAAAGGAGAAATTCACGTGCCCAAAGTCTATGTCGTCTCCGAGACGACTCAGCACAACATCGCAAGCGCTCTGGACTACGGCCAGATAGAAACAATTCTGCCGCCCAATGCTCAGATCGCTTTTTCCGTTGTGCCTACGGTACGCCGTATCCAGCGCAAGCTGGAAAAATTTACTGATGAGGACTTCCTGCTCCTCATTGGTGACCCCTCTGCAATAGGTATCACCTGTGCAGTAGCAGCCGCGAAGAACAACGGCCGCTTCAAGTGCCTCAAGTGGGACAAGCGTGAGAGACGCTACATTCCATTGGAGGTTGATCTTTTCAAGAAAGGAGAAATCGATGAGTCTTACGACTTTATTTGAGGATGACGCAAGCGCCTTGAAGGTAGCTGACGATCAGGTATCAGGGATCGCGAACCTTGCCAAGCGGGCCAAACTGCTTGAGAAGGAACTGGCGGACCTTGAGAAGACTGTGTCTGATAAGTCAGACCAGTACCGCAAGCTGACCGAGCAGACCATCCCTGAGGCCATGGCCGAGTCCGGCATGAAGAAGTTCGTCATGGAAGACGGCTCGATGATTGACATCAAGCCGTTCTACGGGGCGAGCATCCCCAAGGCACGTCAAGCTGAAGCGTACAAGTGGCTGCGCGAGCACGGCTTTGACGACATCATCAAGAACACTGTGAGCGTACGCTTCGGCCGCAACGAGGACGAGCTGTGCACACGACTACTCCAGATTCTGGGCGAGCAAGGCTACCCTGCCGAGCAGACCGAGAAGATAGAGCCCCAGACCCTCAAGGCCTGGGTGAAGGAGCGTATCGAGAAGGGTCAAACCGTCGATACCGAACTTTTTGGCGTATTCATCGGCCAAAAAGCAATCATCAAAACCAAGTAAACGAGGAACCAGAAAATGGCCAAGAACGAGATCGCGGAACAAAAGACCAGCACCGCACTGGCGATCATGAGCGACCTGGAGCAGGACGCAAACGCCGGCTTTGACGGCATGACGCAGGAGGACTATGCACTGCCCTTCCTGCGGCTGCTGACGAGCACGAGCCCCGAAGTGGGCGAAGTGGACGGCGCCTTGCCAGGCATGATCCTGAACTCCGTCACGGGCGAGCTGCATGACGGCAAGAAGGGCGTGACTGTTGTGCCTTGCGCCTACGTGCGCCAGTACATCGAGTGGGCCCCTCGCGGCCAGGGCAGTGGCGCTCCGGTGCACATCTACCCTGCTACCAGTGACATCCTGTCGCAGACCCACAAGGAGCCTGGCGACAACAAGGACTATCTGGACAATGGCAACTACATCGAGAACACCGCCAACTACTACGTGATGTTGGTCAGTGCCAATGGCATCCCTGAGCCGGCGCTGATCACCATGAAGTCCACGCAGCTCAAGAAGAGCCGCAAGTGGAACTCCATGATGCAGTCGGTGAAGATGTCGGGCAAGAACGGCCTGTTCACGCCCCCGATGTACAGCCAGATGTACATGCTGACCACCGTGGCCGAGTCCAACGACAAGGGCAAGTGGTTTGGTTGGGAGATTCAGCGCATTGGTGATGTCGCAAGCGCTGACATCTACAACGCTGCCAAGTCATTCGCGCAGTCGGTTGGTGCGGGTGATGTCAAGGTGAAGCACGAGAGCGAGACAGGTGCCACGGGCAACGGTCCATCCGTGTTTTGATTCTGGGGCCGAAAGCAGATGCTGCTGATACGTCACATGGGCATTGAGCCTCAGTGTAGCGAGTAGGCCCCCTTTTTCACAGAAAGAAGAAATGACCGACATCACCAGGTTCAAAGCGATCTTTTCCGGCCTGGACATCGCCTATGGAACATACAAAATCGAATCGTCACGAGGGGACGGAAAGCAGGCAGGCAAGGCCGTCGTGGTGCGCAAGCCACCGACTGACGACCTCTGGGTCAAGCACCTGGAAGGCGTTGAGCCGAGTTTGGGAATTATCCCGATCAGGGCGGATAACTCCTGTGTCTGGGGCTGTATTGACATTGACCAGTATCCACTGGATCACACAGGGCTGATCAAGAAGGTGCGCAGCCTAGAGCTGCCGATGGTTGTCTGTCGCAGCAAGTCAGGCGGCGCGCACGTCTTCCTGTTCGTCAAAGAACCCATCCCCGCTGCTGAGATGCAGCGCTTTCTCAAGGCCGGCGCAGCCCTTCTGGGCGAGGCCGGCCGAGAGATTTTTCCCAAGCAATCTGAAATCCTGGTTGACCGCGGCGACACGGGCAACTTCCTGAACCTGCCTTACTTCGGCGGGGATCAGACCATGCGCTACGCCATCAAGGACGATGGCAGCGCCGCTACTCTGGAAGAGTTTTATGGCCTGTACGACCAGTGGGTGCAGCCCACAGAGCTCAAGTTCCCAGAGGAGCCCAAGCAGGCCGATCACCCGATCAAGGACGGCCCGCCATGCTTGCAGGCGCTGTGCTCCCAGGGCGTACCAGAGGGCACCCGCAACAACGCGCTCTTCAACATCGGCATCTACCTGAAGAAGGTGCACCCGGTCAATTGGGACAACGCCCTGTCAGAGCACAACTTCAAGTACGTGGCGCCGCCGCTGCCCAACAACGAGCTGCAGGTCATCATCAAGCAGCTCCACAAGAAGGACTACCGCTACAAGTGCAAGGACGCGCCGCTCAACAGCTTTTGCAACAGCGGCCTGTGCAGGACACGCAAGCATGGGATCGGGGCCCACGGGCCAGATGCCCCACAGATGTCCTCCCTGTCCAAGTACAACAGCGAGCCGCCCCTGTGGTTCCTCGACATCAACGGCAAGCGCATCGAGCTGGACACCGAGAGCTTGTTTGCCCAGGCCGCGTTCCAGAAGGCCTGCGTCGAGAAGATCAACCTCCTGCCGCCCACACTGCGCAAACAGGACTGGGAGCAACTGCTCAATGCCCTGCTCAAGGAGATGGTGGAGACCGAGCAGATCACCGAGGCCAGCGAAGACACCAGCATCACCGGCCGCTTCAACGACCTGCTTGAAGAGTTCTGCACCCACCTGCAGCAAGCGATGGACCGCGATGAAATCCTCATGGGCCGGCCCTGGACGGATGACGAAGAGGCCAAGACCTACTTCCGCATGAAGGACCTGGAAGCGCACCTGACGCGCAATAACTTCAAAGGCATGACGGCGCCCAAGATGGCCCAGCGCCTGCGGGACCTAGGCGGCGAGCCCATCAGCCTGTTTCTCAAGAACCGCGCAGCGCGGTGCTGGCGCATTCCCCGCTTCAACCGCCAGGACGCGCCGTTTGACACACCGGAGCAGCGCACACAAAGGAGCCCATTTTGATATACACTGAACGGGACCTAGCTCGACGGAGCGAAAAGTGGTTTCCCTTACCGCCTGGTCACCTTTCTTTTAAGGGCGGCTTACAAAGGGGAAAGCCATGTCAGACGCTTCACTCTGCGAGTGCGGGTGCGGACTCCCGACACCTATCGCAATCCGTACCAGGACAGGACGTGGCCAGGCTAAGGGCCAGCCACTTCGATTCATTAACGGCCACAACAGCAGGCTTATTGATGCCGAAGAACAAAGGCGAAGGGCCTCATTCAGGGGCAAAGACGCCTTACGGTACACAGGCAGCAGAGAAAACTACGTCAAGCTGCAGGGCCGCCACATGCACCGCGCTGTTGCGGAGGAAATGCTCGGCAGAAAGCTCCTGCCTGGAGAGGTCGTCCACCATAAAGATGGTGATAAATGGAACAACAACCCAGACAACCTTGAGGTGATGACACAGGCAGAGCATGCCCGTATTCACTGCATGGAAAGATGGCACGGAAAGATTCAACATGAACACAACTTATGAGGAGTTGGGGCCGAAGATCGTAAAAGTCTTCGGCCCCCCTTAGCTTGGCTCCGGCAAGACCACCTTCTTGCTCAGTGTCGTCGAGATCGAGCTTGAGAAGCAGGTGCACCCCACGCAGATCGGCTACTTCGCCTTCACCAAGAAGGCGGCCACCGAAGCGCGCGACAGGGCCATCCAGAAGTTCCCGCACCTGAATCCTGACATGGACTTCCCATGGTTTCGCACGCTGCACAGCCTGGCGTACCGGTGCCTGGGCATCAGCACCAAGGACATGATGTCGCCCGAGCACTACCGTGAGTTTGCTTTGGAAGCCGGCATTGAGCTGGCCGTGGAAAGCGGCGATGAGGAGTTTGCCGTCAAGGCGGACAACCCCATCCTCAACGAGATCAACATTGCACGGATCAAGGGCCTGGACCTGCGCACGCACTACAACCTGTCGAGGATGGAAATCGAGTGGTTCCACTTCGAGTATGTCGAGCGCGCCTACCGCCACTACAAGACCTCGCGCAACCTGCTGGACTTCACCGACCTCCTGGAGCATGTGCTGCTGGAGCCCAACCGGCTGCCCAAGCTGGAGGCGCTGATCATCGACGAGGCGCAGGACCTCTCACGTTTGCAATGGAGGCTGGTCGAGCAGTTAGCGCTGCGCGCCCAGCGCTGCTTTTTGGCAGGCGACGACGATCAGGCCGTCTACACCTGGGCCGGAGCAGACGTCAAGAGCTTCCTGAACTTCGAGGGCGAGATCAAGGTGCTGGACCAGTCCTACCGCGTGCCGTCCAAAATCCACGCCCTGGCCAACCGCGTGGTCATGCGCATCAAGCAGCGTCAGCCCAAGGTCTGGAAGGCCCGCGAGGAGGTCGGCAGCATCAGCTACTACAACGACTTCCAGCAGGTCGACATCAGCCAGGGCAACTGGCTCATCCTGGCCGCCGCCAACTACATGCTCACGGACATGCACGACTGGATCAAGAGCCAGGGCCTGCTGTTCGAGCGCCACGGCCAACGCAGCGTCAGCGAAGCGGTGCTGACCGCGGTGCTGGGCTGGGAGAAGCTGCGCAAAGGCGGTGAGGTGCCCTACCCGGTGGTCAAAACCATCTACAAGTACCTGGACAGCAGCTTCATCAAGCACGGCCACAAGATGCTGCGCACGGCCGACACGACCGTCAGCTACACCATGGACCTGCTGAAAGAAAAGCACGGGCTTCTTTCCACAGAAATCTGGCACAAGGCGCTGACCAAAATCAGTGAGGAGCGCAGGGACTACCTGATCTCGCTCTTGCGGCGCAACACACGGCTCACGGGCCACGTGCCCATCAAGCTGTCCACGATCCACGGCGCCAAGGGCGGCGAGGCTGACAACGTGCTGTTGCTGTCGGACCTGTCGACCAAGTTCGCCAAGGAGTACGACAAGAACGCAGACGACATCAACCGGCTGCTCTACGTGGGGATCACCCGCGCCAAACAGACGCTGCACATTGTGCTGCCCAAGAACGAACAGAAAGGCTTCAGGCTATGAAGAAGCGCGACACCAGCACCATGTCCATGTTCCCCCGGATTTCCGAGTGGGTTCCTCCACAGTCTTTCCCCAACTTATCCACAGCCACGGAGATTGCAATTGACCTTGAAACATGTGATCCGAACATGGAGTCGATGGGCCCTGGGTGGCCTCGCGCTGACGGCTACATCGTGGGCTATGCTGTGGCTGTGGACGGGTGGGCCGGTTACTTCCCTGTTGCCCATGGCGGGGGCGGTAACCTTGATCGCCGTATTGTTGAACGCTGGGTACGAGATGTTCTCGCGACGCCGGCTGACAAGATCATGCACAACGCCGCCTACGACCTCGGCTGGCTCCGCGCCTCCGGCTTCGAGGTGAACGGCACCATCTACGACACCATGCTGGCAGCGCCGCTGCTGGACGAGAACCGCTTCAGCTACGCCCTCAACAGCTTGGGCTTTGACTACCTCAAGGAGATCAAGAGCGAGCAGGGGCTGAAAGAGGCCGCGCAGGACTTCGGCGTGCACGCCAAGAAGGAGCTGTGGAAGCTGCCGGCCATGCACGTGGGCGAGTACGCGGAGCAGGACGCGGCGCTCACGCTCAAGCTCTGGCATCACTTCAAGGCCCTGATCAAGAAGGACGAGGTCGAGTCCATCTTCAACCTGGAGACCGAGGTGCTGCCGGTGCTGGTGGACACCACGCTCAAGGGCGTGCGCTTTGACCGCCTGCGCTGCGAGCACGAGATGACGGTGATGCGCTCCAAGGAGTTCGAAATCCTCAACTACCTCAAAGAGCAGGCCGGCATGAAGGTGGACATCTGGGCTGCGCAGTCCATTGCGGCCGCCTTTGACCGCCTGGGGGTTCAATACCCACGGACCGCGGCCGGCGCGCCGAGCTTCACCAAGAGCTTCCTGGACACGCACGAGCACCCCATGGCCAAGATGATCCTGGAGGCCCGGGAGTTGAACAAGACCCACGGCACGTTCCTGGAGCCCTACCTGAAGCACAGCGCCAAAGACGGGCGCATTCACACCCATTTCAACCAGATGCGCAACGACGACGGTGGCACGGTCACCGGGCGCCTGTCAGCGAGCAACCCGAACCTCCAGCAAGTGCCCGCGCGCCACGAACTGATCGGCCCGCTGGTCAGGGGCTTGTTCCTGCCGGAGGAGGGCGACCTTTGGGCGGCAAACGACTTCTCCTCGCAGGAGCCGCGCTTGCTGGTGCACTATGCCACATTGCTGGACCTGCCGGGGGCTGAGAAGATGGCCAATGCGTACCGTGAAAACCCCGACACGGACTTCCACCAGATGGTCGCCGACCTGGCCGGCATTAAGCGCAAGGCTGCCAAGACGATCGGCCTGGGCCTGATGTACGGCATGGGCAAGAACAAGCTGGCCGGCAGCCTGGAGCTGCCGCTGGACGAGGCCAGCGAGCTGATCGCCACCTTCCACAGCAAGGTCCCGTTCCTCAAGGGCACCGTGGATGCGGTCATGAAGCGCATTGAGCACCCGGCCTCTGGCGGCTCCATTCGCACGCTGCTGGGCAGGCGCTGCCGCTTCCCGCTGTGGGAGCCGGTGGAGTGGGGCGTCAACAAGGCGCTGCCGCGCGAGCAAGCAGTCATTGAATACGGCTCACGGATCAAGCGGGCGGGCACCTACAAGGGCCTGAACCGTCTCATCCAGGGGTCGGCCGCTGACCAGACCAAGGCGGGCATGGTGGCGCTGCACAAGGCGGGCTTCAAGCTGCTGCTCCAAGTGCATGACGAGATCGCCCTGTCGGTCAAGGACAAGGCAGAAGCACGTGAGGCCGCGGACATCATGGCCAACGCCGTGCGCCTGGAAGTTCCGTCTCGTGTCGACGTAGAGGTTGGCACGAGCTGGGGCACCGCTGCATAATCGAGGTGAGGTAATGCAGTTGCCTCGATTGGTCTCCATTTGGCCAGGGCTCGTCCCTGGCCTCTTTTTCAGAGAAAGAAGAATTCATGGGTACGTACGTTAAGAACAAGGTCGTTCCAGCCTATCCTGAGCCCTATGTGCGCAAGCGCAAACGTGGCCGTCCGAAGAAGAACGGGAGGCCCAAGAAGGACCGCTGGCCAGAGCTTCGGTCCTCTCCATCCAAGCGCGCCGGCTCACGGTTCAAGAGCGTCTCAGCGCCTGAGGACGTGTTCTACATGATCAGCGAGATGGCCTTGTTCTACAAGAAGACCAAGAGCGAAATCTTGCGAGAACTCATCAAGCCCGCCTTCGAGAAAGCCTACAAAGAATCGCTGACCCTTCAACGCATTGCAGCCAACAAACAGAAAGACCAAGATGAAGTACAAGACGGAGATGACGCTCCCCGTAGAACTCACTTTTGAGATACTGGAGCCACTGGAGGTTGATGGAACTGAGCTGCCTGCGCAGTTGGACATCACCAAGATACTGCTGACCATCACAGGGCCCGGGGGCAAGCCGCGGCAGGTGGACATCACCAAGACGATGACAGAGGAGCAGATGTTCCTGCTGGAAGACGAGATCGTGGAGCACTTCACAAATGAGAACCCCTGAGTTCCTCCGTTACCTGGCGGACTTCCCGAGCTACGAGACCATCGCGCCACTGCTTCTGGAGGCAGCGCAGACCCTTGAAGACCAGAGGCTGTGGCGTGAAGGATGGTTACGCGCAGAAAAAAGAGTTGAGGAGTTGACAGAGGAATTGAAGCTGCTAAGATAGGGGCTCATCAACAGAAAGGAGAAAGAAGATGGCCAAGAAAAAACTCACTCGATCTGAGGAGACGTTCAAGCGTCTCTCGGCCTCTGGTAGGTACGTGAGTACCGGCAAGGTGCTCATTGGCGTGGCTCACTGCCCACGGCCCAGGGACATGTCCCACAACGAGCTGTTCATACAGGACATCATCCTGGGCACGCGCCGTTGGCACGTGACTACCTCGTGGATGTGCTACGTCGCGGTGCTGGCGGTGATGGCTGTCGTGTTCTTCGCCTTCGGGTTGCTCAAATGAAAAAGCGCAGCAAGTACCGCCCCAGGCCTGTCCTTCAAAACCCGCTTGAGTTCGTGCTGTCAGGCTTAAAACCTGTGCGCGATCTGCCAGGCGTGTACCTGGAGGTTCAGATCAAGAACCGGCAAGCGCTTGAGCAACTGCGCAAGGGTGACGCCACCAAGCGCGACATTGATCTGCTTATCGGGGCATTCAACATCACCGAGGCCCTGGCCATCCTTGGCCTGGGCTATGACTGGTTATCAGAGATCAACGAGGCCCAGACCGCGCTGTTGGAGTTAGCGCGCAAGGGCGTCGAAAGGAACATGCGGTTCGTCATGACGGCCAAGCAGTGGGAGTCACTGAAGCTGGTGATGGACTTGCATGAGGAGCAGTTGGCGCAGGCCACTGTTCATGACATCGAGAAGGCGCACAACTTCGTTCAGAGGGTCATCTCTCAGGGCAAGGCACGTGCAATCATTGAAAGCAGAAAGGAAACATCATGACCTCTGGTCAAAAAATCAAAGAGCACTTCCGAAAGCATCCGGCAGCGGATGTCAAAGGCGTGGCATTGAGGTTCAACACTGCCATCTCCTACGTGTACAAGCTGCGCAGGGAAGTGTTTGAGGAGAACATCCAGGCGACCCTGCTGTCGCCTGACGTTGTGCCCATGCCCACGCCTGAGGACGAGGCAGCGGCCGCGGCCGCTTACGCGCTGATGGATGCCAAGCGCACTGAAGAGCAGTCCAAGGAGCGCGTGGCCAGGTACTTCGCTGGCTTTGCGGCTGCGCCTACGGTCGACACAACGCTCAACGAGCGCGCGCAGGAGTACGGCAAGTTCAAGGATGGCGCTGCATTGATGCAGGGCATGAAGCGACTGCTCTCGGACCACGCCAGGATGCACAACAAGACGTTCGCTGACGACCAGTGGGAAGCACTGGAGATGATCGTCCACAAGATCGCGCGCATCGTCAACGGCAACCCCGACAAGGTCGACCACTGGGTGGACATTGCCGGCTACGCCACGCTGGTGGCTGATCGGCTGCAGGGGGTGGAGCGATGAGAGCACTTGCCGCGCTTCTGGCCGCATTGGCGGTTGCGGGCTGTTCGTCTGACGCAGACGTTGCCTCACGGAACGTGTCGAAGGCGGCGGACAACTTTGAAGTTGCTCGCCGGGTGATCTTCTACAACGGCATCACCAACGACTACATGCTGACCATCGAAGGCTACTGCTCTCTCGGCAACAACGACAGGGCAGGCTACCTGTCCGTGACCTGTAAGACAGGGCCTGGTGTTTACAAGAAGCACTTCCTCGGCCTGTCCGACAACGTGACGTTCTTCGTTGAACAACTGGCTGCCAAGAACGTCAGCGCGTCTTTTTACCGAGTGATCTTCAAGCCCTCGGTCATCATCCCAGACATCGAAATTAGATAAGGAGCAGACATGAGCGAACTTCTTCCTATCGTCGGCATCATCTGGGTGGCCGCTGCGTGGCTCACGCATGTGGTCACCTGCTTGAGCGCAGCCAAGTGGGGCTTCCTGATTGCAGGGGCCGTGTTCTTTCCTGTGGGGTGCGTGCACGGCACAGGCATCTGGTTCGGATGGTTTTAATTGAAAGTGCTTGACAGGTACTTGAAGGTGCCTGTTAAAATTGACTCGCCAACTTAGAAAGGAGAAATGGCATGAGTAAAAATTTCCACCTCAACATTCACCAAGTTACTTCGGTGACCATCGGCCCTGTTAAAGAGCGCCAGGGTGAAGACTACGTCAGCGGCAATCGGGACATCCTGATTGAAACGCCTGATGGCACCTTTGAGATCAGCTTGTTCTCTGGCTACCTGGACAAGGACCACGGAGGAGAGATACTGGAGGTCAAGTCATGACCTGGCCTTTTCCTCCCTTCCCCAATCCCCTGGACAGGGCCGGCATCCCACCCGGTCCTGACAAGTACAAGCCCAGCGACAAGGACGAGCCGGCGCCCTACGTGACAGAGGTGCTGCCATGAACTTCACGGGCTTTAACCTGGTCCTGGTGCGCCAGGCCCTGTCTCGCGCAATCAGTGACGTCGATGCAGAGATCGGGGCTTGCCCTGACACGACCCTGTTCGCTGACGAGATTGAGGACCTGGACCGGGACAAGTACTTTTACCAGCGCCTGCTGCGGCGCGTTGACAAGGCGCTTGCGAAGGGGGCGGAGCTATGAGCATGAACACCCCCTTCCACATTCGGCAGCGGGAGTTCAATGCCTTCAACGCCGCCAACCCTGCGGTATGGGAGTACTTCCAGCGTTTCACGTTGGAGGCGATCGACGCGGGGCATAGGAAAATCAGCCACTGGCTGATCATCAACCGCATCCGCTGGGAGGTGGCCATCCAGACAACCGGCTCTGACTTCAAGATCAGCAATGACCACATTGCGTTCTACGCCAGGCTGTTCGTCAAGGTGCACCCGCAGTACCGTTTCATCTTCAATCTAAAGCGCATGGCCGACGAGCCATGGCACGGGGACATGCCGCTATGAAGGGCTACACCTATTCGACCACCGTCAACATTGACGTGGACGTGGACATCGACCAGAACGACCTGTCCGACGACGACCTCTTGGAAATCTGCAAGGGCCGTGGGCTGAGTTCCGGTGGCATTCCAGCGAGCGCCATTGAAGAGCTGTACGTCCTGCTCAAGCAGGGCAAGAACAACGCCGCGCTCCAGCGCGTGCAGCAGATAGTGCAAGACGCCAAAGGAGTGATTTTATGACCGACACTGTTAAGTACAAACGCCGCACCTACAGGGACGTGGACGCAGAGGGCTACGCCCGGGGCTGGGCAGAGGGCCGCGAGCTGGCTCGCAAGGAGTTTGAAGAGGCCTACAGGCTTTTGTCCAAGCATGACAGCGAGACCATGGCCGAGCTGCTGCGCACGCAGGCTGCACTGGCCAACGTGTCGCTGCGCAAGCTGGCCTGGTCACGGCTCACGGGCCTTTTCAAACGGGAGAGCTGACATGAGCTTTCAAGAGTGGTGGAACGGCCTGACCAAGGCTGAGAAGAAAGTGCTGGGCGAGGGCAACGCGCGCTTTGTGTGGGATGAGTGCCAGAAGCACACGCTCATGACCATTGAAGAGGCGTGCAAGGCCCAGGTGGCCTACGACGAGGGCTTCAGGCAAGGCCAGGCGCGCTACCAGGTTCAGGTCGGGGGCTGGACCTTGTCACCTGGCGTGCAGCCAGGCATGATCTGGATCAGCGACGCCGGTGGCGAGGGCGGCGACTTTCACATCCACGAGCTGGCCGAGGTCATCGGGCAGTTCTACAAGGAGAAGTTCTGATGGGGGACCACCGCGCATCAATCAAAGTCGAGTTCAGCATGTATGGCGAGACCAAGAAGGCCGACATGTGGGTCAACTGGAGTGACAGCTCCAGCGAATGCAGCGACGTGGATCAGCGTGTCATTGACTTCTTCAGGTCGGCCCACGCTGCCATGTATGCCAAGTTCATGGAAGACGAGTGGCGAGAGGAGCGAAAGCGAGCCGCTAGGGCAGACGAAGAGCGAGAACGTAAAGAGCTGGAGCGCCTCAAAGCAAAATATGAAGGAGAACAATCATGGCAGACTGCAAACACGACTGGCACTTTGTACAAGGCCTGACGGAGCGCCTGCGCTGCACCCGCTGCGGGCAGATGACCTGGCCAAAGAGCGTGGAAGAGCGCACCCAAGAGTTGCTGGCCGATGTCTTGACGGTCGGCAGCGCCTGGAGCAAGGGCGGTAAGCGCATTGATCCTGCTTCGGTGTTCAAGGACCACGGAGCCCTCCACTCTTGCAGTTACCACTGCGACAGGGCCGAGTGCATCAAAGCGCAGCGGGACGAACTGCGTTCACGGCTGGCGCAGCCAGAGCAGGATGTTCCCGAAGCAAGTTGCGGGGACATGGTGCCCGTTGGTTGGCTTGAGTCACCGGACGGGGTGTTCCGAGCCAATCCTCTCTACAAAATCCAGTTTCCTTCATCGTTGCTGTCGTGGCAAGTGCCCCTCTACACCGCCCCACCACAGCGCACAGAGCCGCTGACGGATGAGGACTGGCAAGCCATTGCAGACACTACGGGGCAAATCATCTGGAGCACTTTGAAACAAGCCATTGAGGCCAAACTCAAGGAGAAGAACGGTGGATGACGGCTACTACTGCGTGGTCTGTGGCAAGTACATCGAGGCAGTCGATGGTGTGCTCGTGCATGACGCCATACCGCACCCGCCAGACATGGCATTTGATGAAGAGGAGAGGCCACAATGAACGAGCAACTTTTGACGCAAGAGGAAGTGGCCTTCCGCTGGAAGATTAGCGAAGCAACCCTTGAGCGCGACAGGTCACTTAAGCAAGGCGTGCGCTATCTCAAAATCGGCGGTCTGATCCGCTACCGGCTGAAAGATGTTCTCGACTACGAGGAATCCTGTACCCATGAGCCAAAGGAGAGGAACACATGATCGACTTCATCTCATCGAACCCCACCGCGCATCCGCAGACCGTGGCCTGCGCGCGCCTGCTGGCCGCGGTCATTGCCCAGGCCATCGAGGACGCATCGAGCAGGCAGGCCACCGGCGCCGAGAACTTCGCCGCCGTTGACTGGCTGTTCAGCAAGACCTCTTCCTTTGAAGATTACGCCCGGCTCATCGGCGCGGACGCAGGGCAGATTCGCACTGCCCTGCTGGAGCCCCCTCCAGACATCGAGCCCAAGAGCAGCCGCTACGACGCCAGCAAACGCCGCTACCTGCGATCCTCTTATACGAAGTGGCTGACAAGACGCAAAGCGGAAGAGGAAGCGCTGAAGGCCGCGACCAGGGGGCAAACATGATCAAGCTCACCTACCAAACCGTCTGCGACATCTGCCACAAAGAGTGCCATGTCGAGAGCTTCGACTGCACCAACTACCTCGGCGTGGCATTCCCTCGACCAACGACCCTGCACACCTACCAACTCGACGGTGCGTTAGAGATGTGCGACGAATGCGCCGCCCCGATTGCGCAGGCCAAGCACGATGTGATTCAGGCCGCCATCCGAGCAAGGGGGAACACGTGAAAGACGACGACGACACCCTTTGCTATCGCTCCGAGTTGGAGGCGGCGGTCAAGAACGAGCGCGAGGCCTGCGCCACGCGCCTTGAGGCCAACGCCATGGCCTGCGAGAATCCCGTCCACCGAAGCCTGCTCCAGGCCAACGCCGCAGAGCTGCGCGCCAGAGGCCAGACATGGTGAACCTACACTACGCCGGCATGGTGGCCCTGGTCATCCTGGCGGCAGCGGTCATGCTGGGCGCTATGTGGCTCTCGGCCCACGTGCCACGGGCCCCCAGGGACCACCTGTGCCCCGTCGCAGAGATCAGCCCCGACATCACCCCGGCAGAACGAGAGCGCTGCCGGCAACTTCGAGCCATCAAACTTTGAAAGGACAAGACATGCGCCCCGCTACGTTTTCAACGGAAAACCCACCACGTTCAATCGACTGCGTCGAAACCAAGGAATACATCGCCGGCCTGCGCCGCCGCATTGAAGTCCAGCAAGACAGCATGGAACACCTGGCCAACCAGGTCTTTACGCTCAAGGTGAAGAACCGCCGGCTTGAAGAAGAGGTCGACAAACTGTCCCTGGACTTGGGCATCAAACAGGGCGAGGGCGGCGCCATCTGGCGGGAGGTTCCAAAATGAGCCCGGAACCGGATGGCTACACCATCAGGGCCGTCGACGAGGCACTGGGCACGATCCTCGGACCACGGACCATGGTTCAGGTGGTCTGCATCACGATCAACGGCTGCAAGCACCTGTACCTGGGCCCAGTGGTCGAGGAAGGGGAGGTGCAAGAGATCGAGTTCGGAGAGGTCATCCCCGCGGTCCTGGCAGCCAAGGTGCTGACGGGGGAGTTCAGCGAAGGGGTGGGGAAGCAGTGAGAGCGAGGTTGCCCAAACGGTTGTCCAGGGCATCCCCGTTGACGTGCTCTACAGGGGCTGGGGGCCACTCCCCATGGCCCAAGAACCAGGCGATGTCATGAGCAGCAAAATAGCGGGCCCCTATGCCAATGCGAATGGAGTACCCCTTGGTGACAGTGCCAGCAGGATGGCCACGCCTGGCACGAGTGCCACGGCTCACGCGCCAATAGATGCCGCCAGTGGTCGCGTCGTAGCGGATTGAGCGGTCAATCAGGGTAAGATGGTCAGTGCTCATGTCGTTCCCCATTAACGATGGTGAGAAGTGAAGCCCGGGTGGTCCAACACCTGGGCTTTGCGCATTTTAGGGGGTTTGAGGCGGATAGAGGGCGCGGAGAGGGTGTTTGTTAGGGTTTATACGTACAAGGATCACGGACCGAGGGTCAATTTCGCTGTTTTGATAGACCTTATTTGAAAATCATGTGTTTTGTTTTTTTTTTTTTGAAAAATGACGTAATAGACGTAATGGTGTAAGAAGTGAATGAAATCAATGGGTTAGACGTGTACAGGTCATCACAGTGTGTCTACAGGTGTAATTCACATAAAATGCGCGCGCGATGACTTTTTGAAAAAAAAAAAACATACATTGGTCATATTTTTCCTAGCTAAACCCCTGAATTTGACCTTTGGAGGGTTTGCGTTAACTGTAGCGTTGTTGGATAATGTTGACATGAAAATAGATCGACACATCCCTGTTCCGCCCGAGGCTGACGCCCGGCAGCGCTACCCGTTCCCGGACATGAAGATCGGGGATAGCTTTCTGGTCCTGGAGGCTGACTGGATCAAGAACCTGCGCAGCGCCGCCTACATGTACAGCCGGCGGCATGACGGGGTGAAGTTCACCATCCGCAAGTATGGTGAGGGCTGGCGGCTCTGGAGGGTTGCTTGATGGCCAGCCTCGGATCGTCAAAGGACGATAAATTCATGGCCGGTAAAAGCCTGGGCGGCCGCCCGGCGGTGGTCGAGGCCAGGCTTACCGCACCGGTCAAGCCCCACAAGCCCAAGGTGCTGACGCCCCAGGAATGGAAGTTCGTCGAAGAGTTCGTCTCTGGCGATGGGCACGTGACCCTCAAGGAGGCGGCCCTGCGCGCAGGATACAGTGAGGTCTGGGCCAAGAACCGGGCCCGGGAGCTGACAGACCCGGACAAGAGCCCTCACATTGTGGCTGCCATCCAGGAGCGGCGCCGGGAGCTGGGCGAGAAATACGCCACCACGTTCGAGCGGCACATGCGCGACCTACAGGTCATCCGTGACCAGGCACTGCAAGCCGGCGCCTACGGTGCGGCCGTCCAGGCTGAGTACCGCCGCGGCCAGGCCCTAGGCACCATCTACATCGACCGCAAGGAAATCAGGCACGGCACCATCGACTCGATGTCGAAGGAAGAGGTGCAACGCAAGCTGGACGAGATCAAGCGCCTGTATGGAGGCAACGCCGGGCCGATTGTGGACGTCACGCCCAAGCAGATCGAGGAAGAGGAAGACGACGATGTCAGTGAAGCCCGAAGCGAACCTGTACAAAAGGCTGAAAGAAAACCTCCCAAGCTGCCATTTCACCCGGATTGAGTCCAGGGTGAACCTGGGCATCCCGGACTGCCTGCTGGCATTCCCGCACGGGGAATTCATGATGGTCGAGCTGAAGGTGGTCAAGCGCGGCCGCAAGATTGCCCTGTCGCCGCATCAGGTCGCCTTCCACGTCAAGCACGCAGACCTGCGTTGCCCGACTTACATCCTGGTCCAGTACTTCCCGCCAGGCACCGCCCATGCCCACAAGTCGGAGCTGCTGCTGTACTGTGGGGAGCAGGCAATCGACCTGGTGAACCGCGGGATTGACGTCAGCCCCCTTGCCAGGTGGCCGTGGACAGGCATCGCCTGGGCCGAGCTCCGCAAGGCCTTGTTGGACAGTTGACAGTTGCGCCCAGTTAATGTATCGTGGGCGTTCTGGGGTCGTCCCAGGGCACAGAAAGAGAGAAAGATTATGGACAACGCGCTCATTGAAGAGATATTTGAGGCCGACTCGGCTGGGTGGACGATAACTGAGATCGCTGCCGATTTAGGCATTTCCAGACAAGAGATCATTGACCTGTACCTTCGATACGAGCGGTATGAGCCCTACTCGCCTGAGTTGGACACCTGAGTGAATCGGGACACAAAAAAGAAGGTCAAAAGGAACATGCTCAAAGCCAGCCGCCCCCCACCACCGCCACCGCCATTGCCTGATAACCGGGGGCTGATCGGGAAACTGATAGCCTTTTGGGCCTTCCACAAAATCATTGGCGGTGGCGACCAGTAGTTGACACAAGTTGATAGAAGTAGTGTAGAATCCCGACCAGGCCGCGCAATCACGCCGGCCTACAACCTAGAAAGAGAGAAAGACATGCAACACCTCATTGAGGCCTTGGTGAAAGACCTGGCCGAGCAATTGCGCCCAATGGTTCGCGACATGATCAGGGCTGAGTTGGTTGTCGGCCAATTGGACATGGCTGCAATTGCGGAAAATATTGACCTGTCCAAGCTCGCCGAGCAGGTCAGCCTGGCCGACCTGGCCGGCGAGCTGACCGACAGCCAATTGGAAACCGTCGCCGAAGGAATCGACCTTAACGACCTGGCCGGCAAGCTAAACCTGTCCGACTTGACCGGCGAGCTGGACGGCGCCCTTTCCGACTGGTTTCAAAACCAGTCGTTCACCATCAAGCCTTGAGGCCATCATGAAACGAAAAGACAACGTCCAAAAAATCAAGCACCTGATGGTAATGAACCCGGGCGGCCCCCTTACCCAGGTTTTCATCATTGAGGCCGTGCGCCACTACGCCGGCCAGGTGCTGGCCGAAGGCGAGCCCGAAGAAAACGCCGCCAGCCTGATAAACGGCCGCGCCTGGTACGCCACCGCGGCCATGGTGGCCGATGAGCTGCGCCGCCTGGAAGGCGCCGACTGATAGACCATGCCCCGACAAAGCCCGGCCACCGCGCCGGGTTTTTTTTTTATTTGTGGGCAGTTGACAGGTAGATTTTTGTTAGATTAAAATTACGGCCAGGCCAGCGCCCCGCCAGGCCTTAACCTAGAAAGCGAGAAAGTCCCATGCTCAAAACCATTAAGCACTCGGCCAACAAAAAGACGGGCCCGATAGCCGTTACGTATCGCGCCGGTGGCCACAACGTGTTCGGCACGTGCCCAAAATCTTGCGCCCTCAATCCCCAGGGCGACCATGCGGCCGAGCTGATTGATGCCGAATATTTGGCCGCCGTGCGCCAGGCCGTGCCCCGTGGCGGCCAGGCCTGGACCTATTCGCATTTTCCCGCCGAGCTGTTGCCCGTGCCCGCCCCGGGTGAAACGGTGATTAATGCGAGCTGTGACACCATGGCCGACGCCCTGGCCGCCGTGCGAGCTGGCCGCCCCGCCGTGGTGGCCGCTCCGGCCGGCACAGTCTGGCCGCATACGGCCGAAGGCGTGCGCTTTGTTCAATGCCCCGCCGAGCTTTCTGAGAGCTTCAATTGTGCGCAGTGTGGCGGCGGCCGGCCATTGTGCGCCCGCGGCGAGCGGGATTATGTGATTGTGTTTGTCGCCCACGGTAGCGGCGCGCGCCTGGTCGGCACCGACCAGGCCGGCGGGTGCTACGGTAACGGCGGGCCCGTGCGCCTGGCCTGGGAGAAAACCCGGACCGGCGGCCACCAGGCCGACGCGGCCGAGCTGGCCCGTTTCGCTCGGTCCCTCCCGCCTGGCTCACTGTTGCGTCACCACGTGGTCGGCGACCTGGGCGCCGCCGCCTAAATTATTTTTGCCAGGGGCTTGCGCCCCTGGATTTTTTTAGACTAAAATTTCCGGACCGGGCAATACCGCCCGGCCTTAACTTCAGAAAGCGAGAAAGATATGGCTCACATGATCGACACCACCACCGGCCGCGCTGCAATGGCCTACGCCGGCCAAACCCCCTGGCATGGCCTGGGCCAGGCACTGACCCCCGGGGCCAGCATTGAGACCTGGACCCGCGAAGCCGGCCTAGGTTATACCGTCCTGGAATCCCCCGTCCGGTACGATTCCCCGGCCGCCAGCGAGCCCCAAACCTGGCCGGCCCGTAAGGTCCTGCACCGATCCGACACCGGCGCGCCCCTGGCCGTGGTTTCCGACAGTTACCACGTGGTCCAGCCTGGCCAGGTGATGGATTTTTTCCGCCAGCTCGTCGAGCTCGGGGGCTTTCAGCTCGAAACGGCCGGGGCCCTGAGCGACGGCCGCCGGGTTTGGGCCCTGGCCAGCGTCGGCGACGCGGCCCCCGTGGTGTCGCGCGACCTGGTCAAGCCTTACCTGCTGCTGGGCACGTCCTACGATGGGACCATGGCCACGGTCGCGAAATTCACCGCGATCCGCGTGGTGTGCAATAACACCATCACCGCCGCCGTCGGTGGGTATTCCGCCGGCCGCGTGATCAAGGGCGAGACCGAGCAAAGCCTGGGCTACCTGAAATCGGCCGTGCGGGTCCTGCATTCCGAGCGATTCGACGCCGACGCCGTGCGCCTGCAGCTCGGGATTGTGGCCGGTGCCTGGGAATCGTTCCTGGTGCAGTCCCGCCAGCTCGCCGACGTCCCCATGGGCCAGGCCGATGCGGATGAATTCCTGGCCGAGCTGCTGGCCCCGTACCATACGAGCGCCAAGCCCCTGCAGGAAAGCAAAGCCTACCGCCAGGTCCTGGAGCTTTTCAACGGCCGCGCCATCGGGTCGGACCTGCCCGGGGTGGCCGGTACCCGGTGGGCCATGCTTAACGCCGTCACCGAGCTGGTGGACCATGCGCGCGGCCGCTCCAACAATACCCGGATTGAATCGGCATGGTTCGGGGCCGGTGCGGCCCTGAAAGCCCGGGCCGCCGAGCTGCTGGCCGCCGACCTGGTGGGGGCTTGATCATGGTTCAGATCGACTACACCCGCAAACCGAGCCGGCCGCAGCTGCTGGCCGCGATCCGCAAAGCCCTGCAGGCCGGCGAGACCTGGGTTCAGCTCACCTGGGGCGAGAATCAGATCACAATCGAGCGCGGCCCCTGGGGCCTGGTCGGCCATGGCTGGATCGGTCGCAATGGTGGCCAGGACCTGGCCGCCGACCTGGTGGGGGTCCGGCCATGAAAATGCAGCAGGTCGCCGTCGCCGTTTTCAATGATCGGACCACCGAGCCCGCCCGGGCCGCCGCCCTGGCCGCTTTCACGGCCGGGGCCACCTGGGACGGGGCCGTGCAGCGCCTGCTGCCGGCCGTGTTCGCCGAGCTGCGCAAACCGATCTACACCGGGGTGCAGTTCGACGACACCGCCTGGACCGCCGCCGCCGAGCTGCTGGAGCTGGAGCTGCAGCACGCCATCGACACCAGGCACGCGGCCGCCTGAGCTGCTGCACCTGGTGCCCGAGCCCGCCCTGGTGGCGGGCTTTTTTTCGCCTGGCCGCCGGGGGCTTGCGCGCCCTGGATTTTTTGCCCTAAAATTCCGGGACCGGCCGCCGTGGCCGGCATTTTCAGAAAGCGAGAAAGCAATGCCCCAAAAAATGAAATCCGCCCCCGTCGTCGGCCGCCTGGTGCAGGTGCAGGCCCTGCAGGGTATCGGTAAGGTCCGCGTCGGGTTCGACGCCGACTGGTCCGAGTACCGCGTGCAGGCCTGGAACGCCGACGGCCGCCTGGTGAGCGAGTACCACACCGACGACCGGGCCGACGCCCTGGACACCGCCGACGCGATCCTGGCCCGCCTGGCCGGCCCGACCGCCGACCAGGTGGCCGCCGTGGCCGCTTTCGCCACCAGGCACGGCCGGACCTGGCGCGCCGACCTGGCCGCCGCCTGGTTATCCGGCCGCGACGCCGCCGAGCCCGACGGCCACCTGCTGCGCCAGGTGCGGAACCGGTTCGGGCCCGCCTGGCTGCGCGACGTCACCCGGGCCGACCTGGGCCTGAGCTGACCCCGACCAGGCCGCCCCCGGCCGATCCGAGCCCGCCCTGGTGGCGGGCTTTTTTGCGCCTGGTATCAGGCCGCCCGAGCTGGTGGCCGCCCCGCCGACCAGGCTGCCCCGCCCGAAACCCGCCTGGCCGACGCCCGGCCGTGCCTGCCCCCTGGTCAACCGACCAGGCGCCCCGCCCCGTGCCCTGGGTATCGTGGCCCGTGGCCCGTGGCCAGGATAGCCCCGCCCTATGGCCCGCCGACCTGGTGGCGCCCGACCAGGCGCCCGACCAGGCGCCCGACCAGGCGCCGCGCGCCGCGCGCCGCGGACCCCCACCCCGACCCGGGGTAGAAAAAATAGGCCCGGGTGCAAGCTGCGCAGGCCTTTGCCCGATTTCACACGCTAGATGCTGCACAAAACAGTTTTGGCCCCCACCTTGAAAAAGGCCCCCTTTGTCAGCCAAGTCAACTCGTGCCAAAATATTTGCAAATCCAAAACGAAACGGACCCTCAATGATCCCTGACGAAATTGAATCAGAACGGCTCAAGCTGGAGTACCGGCTCGCGCAGCTTGAAACTCAAGACAAAGCGCGTGCTCACTTCATCGACTTCGTTCGCTACGTCTGGCCAGAGGCGATCCTTGGCGAGCACCACGCGAAGATGGCCAACGCCTTCGACCGCATTGCCAACGGCACCTTGAAGCGCTTGATCATCAACATGCCCCCGCGGCACACGAAGTCTGAATTTGCGTCCTACCTCCTGCCGGCCTACCTCATGGGCCGTGAGCCGCGAACCAAGGCCATTGAAGCGACCCACAACAGCGAGCTCGCCGTCCGCTTTGGCAGGAAGGTGCGTGACTTGATGGACATGGACACGTACAAGGAAATCTTCCCCAACGTCGCCTTGAAGCAGGACTCCAAAGCTGCTGGCCGGTGGGACACGAACAAGGGAGGGGAGTACTTTGCCGTTGGCGTGGGCGGCGCCATGACTGGTCGGGGCGCTGACGTTTTGATCATTGACGACCCGCATTCGGAGCAGGACGCGATGAGTGATCTTGCTTTGGACAACGCATGGGAGTGGTACATCTCTGGCCCAAGGACTCGTCTGCAGCCAGGCGGGGCGATCGTAATTGTGATGACGCGCTGGGGCACGAAGGACCTGACGGCCCGTTTGCTCAAGGCGCAGAAATCGCGCAACGCGGACCAGTGGGAGGTGATTGAGTTCCCGGCCATCCTGCCTAGTGGTAAACCCTTATGGCCTGGCTTTTGGAAGATCGAGGAGCTGCAGGGCGTGCGGGCCACCTTGTCGGTGCAGAAGTGGAACGCGATGTACCAGCAGCAGCCCACCAACGACGAGGGTGCAATCTTGAAGAGGGAGTGGTGGAAGGTCTGGCCAAAGGACGATCCACCGGTGGTGAACTACATCATCCAGTCCTTGGACACGGCGTATTCCAAAAAGGAGACGGCTGACTATTCGGTGATCACCACCTGGGGCGTGTTTTACTTGAACGAGGACTCGGGGGCGTCGATCATCTTGCTCGACGTCAAACGTGGGCGCTGGGATTTCCCTGAGCTCAAGCGCGTGGCCAAGGACCAGTACGACCACTGGCAGCCTGACAACGTGCTGATCGAGGCCAAGGCCACGGGCACGTCGCTGCAGCAGGAGCTGCGCCGGATGAGCATTCCGGTGACCATGTACGCGCCGGGCGGGCGCAGGAGCGGCACTGACAAGGTCTCGCGGGCCAACGCCGTGGCGCCGATCTTCGAGGCCGGGATGGTCTGGGCGCCGGACACGGACTGGGCCGAGGAGCTTGTCGAGGAATGCGCGGCGTTTCCAAACGGGGACAACGACGACATGGTCGACAGCACCACGATGGCGATGATGCGTTTTCGCCAGGGCAACTTCATCAGCTTGGAGTCTGACGACAACGAGCCGCAGGACAAGGGCGAGCTTGTGCCGGAGTACTATTGAGGCTTAAAATGGCTTGAACTGTTTCCACGGAGCCGTCGCACATGGACGAACAATATCTGTCTCCAAACCAGATGAGCGAAGGCTACGAGCCGGAGCCTGTCCAAAACTTTGCCATCGGCGGCATTGCCCTCCCCGGTCAGCGGGCCTTTCTCCGTGGCTCGGACAAGAATTACCTTGACCAGCGGGCCAAGGAGCTGGAGGCGTACGAAGCCCAGCGCCAGGCCTACAACAGCGCCCTGACCAAGTACCAGGAAGAGGTCTACAACCCGTACAGCTCACAGTACGACGCCTATGCCAAGGCGGTGGAGGACTGGAACGCCGGACCGCGGACCGAGGACTATGCCGGGCCGGCCGAGCCCACACTGAAGGCGTTTGACATGAAAGCGCCTGAGCTGGCATTCAAGGAAGCGGACGTCAAGGAGTATCAGAAGGCTGCTGGCCAGCGGGCGCAGAGGGATGCGGCGAGCAGGGCGGTGGCCATTGACGTGGCCAGCAATCCTGACAAGTTCAATTTTGGTTCGATGTCCGTGGCCGGCAGGTTCATGGCGGAAGGGGGCCCTGTGGAGAGCGACGACAACGACGAGATGTTTGAGGGCATCGCCCAGGAGCTTGGCGACAACACTCGGATGAGCCGAGAGCAGATCATGGAGGCCGTGGACCGTGTAGCGGCAGCCGGGCGCGGCGGCGACGAGCTGCTGGCCTATCTGTCGCCCGAGTCGGTGGAGCTGCTCAAGCAGATGGGCGGATCGGGAACCACCAATCCCGACACCGGTCTGCCGGAGTTTTTCTTCCGCAGACTTCGCCAGGCCCTGAACCGGATTTTTGGCCGCTCAAATGCAGCCCCTGCACCAGCGCCGGCCCCGGCTCCCGCCGCCGCCCCGATCCCTATTGCAGAAAGGGTCTCAGCCCCTGTCATGGGCACACCGGCCCCGGCTCCTGCCGCCCCATCAGTTACGGCCAAGGACCAATTGGACGCGATCAAGGCCGTCGACAAGTCCAACGAGACGTACAACCAGCCCGGGGGCCCTGGATATGCTTTGAACAAACCTGCCACGCCGCAGCTTTCCGACGCGATTGCGCAGCTCAAGGGAAATGACAAGCAGGGTGCAGAGGACACCATGCGGGCCATTGTGGGGCTTCCTCCGTTGAAAAGAATGGCCCCGGCCCCCATGCCTGAAAAGCCTCAGTTGAGCGATGCAATTGCACGGCTCAAGGGAAATGACAAGCAGGGCGCAGAGGACATCATGCGGGCCATTGTGGGCCTCCCCCCGATTAACCGCACCGGTGCAAAGCCCCCTGGACCGGGACTCGTGGCCCCCGGACCAAGCCCCATTGCTCCTCCCCCGAGCTCTGTAGTGAAGCCAAACTTTGGCTTCACCCGTGACCCAAATGAGATTGGAACGAGCGCCCTGGTCAAGTGGCGTAACACCAAGACGGGCGAGACGTACACAGCTCCTGACGGCGCCACCCGGCCTCCCAGCTCTGATTGGGTTCGGGACGATGGGGATGTCATACCCCAGCCGAGCAAGCCTTCGCCCGTGACCCCACCGCCTTCAGCGGTCACACCACCCCTGCCGGACATCCCCATCGGCCGCACGCCCACTCCGATGCCTATTTTTGGTCAACCCCCTGCTGCCCCCAAAGGGCCTGCCGTTGACCCGAAGAATTACTTTGGGATTGCCCCGCCCTCGCCCAGCCAGGGCATCAGCCCTGGCACGCGGGCCATTGGCTCCCCCGACATGCCGTTGGAGCCCGGCAAGATCACCATGGGCGCGATCGGCGCGAACAAGAACTTGTCACCGACGATACTGGGCGGGCAGGAGAACGCCGGCTTCATCACCGACCGCCTGGGCAACCGCATCTACGCCCCTGCCAGTCCGCTGCTGTTTGCCGAAGGCGGCCTGGCCGACGTGAACGCCTACAACATGTCTGACTCCGAGGAAGAGCAGATCAACACCGACCCCATGGGCTCGGCGCAGAAGATGATGGCGGACTTGATGGGCAGCAAAAAGGCATCGCCCAACGAGGTCAGCGTCAAGCGCGTGGCCAAGTCCTCTGGTGGCGCCAAGTCCGGCAAGGAAATGACCATGGGCATTGAGTCGCTCATGTCGGCCAAGGCCCTGGTGCCCGAGCTCAAGGGCGAGGACAGTGCCCGATCGCAGATGGAAGCGCTGGCCCTGGCCTACAAGCTCAAGGCCCGTGAAGCGGAAAACACGGCCCGCGGCCTGATGCGCAACACCATGGGCGCGCCGACCTTGGAGAAGCCCGCCCTGACCAAGAACAGCCTGGTCAAGAAGCGCTTTGCGAAGGGAGGTGAAGCAAAAAAGTCTGAAGAGGCCCCTGCTCAACCGGAGGTGACAGGGGTCAGCAAGCTCGTGGACTTTATTGCTCAGAGGCTGCCGGCGGGCTCCTTTCCAACGGCCGGCAAGGTCTTCTTGGAGTCAGTGCAGGGCAACAAGGGGCCGATCACCGAGTCGTCGTTTTCAAAGGACGAGCTTGAGGTCCTGAAGAAGTTGGCCAAGGGCCAAAAGGGTGTTGTCCGGTACGAGGACTACCAGGCCCTGGTTGAGGACATGCGCAAAGAGGGCAAGAGCGCAGATGCGACGTCGAGCTTTTTCTCGCTGGGCTCGCCCGTGGGCAACGTGCGCAACACCTTGGGCGGGTTCACCTACAGCGTCGACCCGTCTGGAAACATGCGCGTCACCGACACCTATGACTTCAACCCGCGCGACAAGAGCGCGACCCAAGAAGCGCGGACCGGGGACTACGGCGCGTTTGGGCCCTTCGGCCTGATGCGCGAGTATGCCGGCGAAAAGATTCCCCCTGGCTACGGCCGCCAGGTTGACATTAACCTTGGCCCTGCTGTCAAGCGCGCCGAAGGCAGCCCCAAAGAGGGCGAGGTCAGCCAGGAAGAACTGGACGCGGCCAGTCGCCCAGCTTTTGTCACGCCCAAGTCCGGCATTGGCCGCAGGCAGGGCCCGATCAGCCGCGCGCTGAACTCCGGCGAGGCGTATGTGAACATGGCCAAGGGCGTCACTGAGCTGCCCTACGACATCGCTGGCGCACCGGTGGACATCGCCACCATGGCGCTGCGCCCGTTGGGCTACGGCGTCGACAAGCCTGTCATGGGCAGCGACTGGATCAAGGAAAAGATGACCGCCGCCAAGGTGCGCCCTGAGCCGCCGAAGGACGCCACCGACAAGGGCTTCTACACCGCCGGGCAACTGCTGTCCAACCTGACCAATCCGGCCGGCGTCACGCGCTCGGGCGTACGGGCAGTGCAGAGGGCCGGCGAGGCAGCCTCTGACGCGGCCAAGGACTTCCAGCAGTACAACCGCCAGTTGGCCGCGCCCGGTGCGTCGTACGCGGTGCGTCCCGTTGGAAGCACTGTGCTCACCGGTCGCGTGGGCCTAGACAAGGATGTCAGTGAGATTGAGAAGGTATTAAGAAGGGGCGTGGACAATGCTCGCAGCGTGGCGGGCCAGAACGCAAGTCAAGAAGATCAGATCAAAGAGTTTTGGGAGAAGAAAGCGCGCAACTACTTTACGCGCCAGTTTGGCACCCCCGACGATCCTGTTGCAGCAGCGATTGCCAAAAACCAGATAAAAGGTTCGGTGTTGGACGAGCTGTTTCCGGATTACATGATTGCTCAGATTGGGGCTGGGAAAACTCGCGTAAATGAGCAGGGCCAGTCAAGGTTCTTCCCCAAGTACCCACGGGCCATGGAGGACTTTACAAAGCGCTATGACCGGGACACGGGGCTCAAGGGCAACTTAATCACATCAGACCCCGCGGCCCTTGAGCCTGGGTACAACTTTCTCAGCGCACAAGGCCGCTCAATGTCCGTTACCGCCGCCGAAAGAGAGGCGGACAAGATGATCGCCCAGGGCGTCCGTCCAGAACTGATCAACACCTTGGTCGGGACTGTTGCCCGCTCTATTACGGACCCCAGCAAAATAGCGTCAGCGGATGGCACAGGCTCATCGAAAGCGCTTCTTGCCGCATTTGAGGAAGCGTCTGCCTACAACAAAATGACCCCGGAACAACAATTGGCCTGGGCAAATGACGAGTTTGGTAAGGGCCGCATGATGCACGGCTTGGACTATGAAGACGTAGGCAAGAACCTGCTGGCAGATAACGTACGCACAGCCATTGAAAAAGGCGAACCGGTGTATGACGTCGGCTACATGGGCAGTACGCTGAAATCGCTGTTCAACGCTGAAAACATCAACACCTATTTGTCCAGCCTGCCTCCCCGCGAGCTTAATAACATCCGCTTCGAGGACGCGGTACGGGGAGGGGTAAAAGTCGGTGAAAACCAGTTCAGGATTGACAACCTCATTCGCCGCATTCAGTCGGGCAAGCCAATACCAGACAAAGTGTTTTCAGATGGGGTGAGCAGCCCATTGCTACAGTTTGACAAGGACTCAGGACTTGGCGGATTTGCGTGGAAGCGCATTGAAAAGCGCGAGGCCACTGTGCCAGAGGGCGCGTACGTGGGCCACTCTGTCGGCGGGTACGAGCTAGGCGGCGCAACCTACACCTCTGAAAAGCGCGAGGGATTTAACAGCGGCCTGTACCAGATTTACACGCTGCGAGACGCTCGCAATCGACCGGTCAACACCGTTGAAGTGAAGATGGAGCAAAGCGGTCCCGTAGTCACCCAGATCAAGGGCAACGGCCGGGCCACTGGCAACACCGCACCCGAAAAGTACGACGGGGCCGTTCTGAGGTTCCTTCAGACTTATCTCAAACCGGTGAAGATCAAAGAGGATGACAGGTACCTGACCCCGCTGTTAACATCCTACAAAGATCAACTCAATAACGCCCCTGCGCCGTAAGGACCCCACATGCCAATCGACAAAGCACTCAACCGCGCCCCGACCCTGGAGGTCATCGTAGGGGGTGGCGGCATCCCTGAGCCGTCAATGGACATCGAAGTGGTCATTGACGATGACGGTGGCGCCACCATTGAGATGGGCGAGGACGAGGCGCAGTCGGTCGACTTCTACGACAACCTGGTTGACGTCATTGACCCGGACGCCTTGTCCCGTATTTCGCTGGACGTGGCCGCCATGTTCGAGGCCGACAAGGCCTCCCGCTCCGATTGGGAGCAGATGTACGCCAAGGGCCTTGATCTGCTGGGCTTGCGCATCGAAGAACGCACCAAGCCATTCCGCGGCGCGGCCGGTGCGGTGCATCCAATGATCACCGAAGCCATCATCCAGTTCCAGGCGCAGGCTCTGAAGGAGCTGATGCCCGCTGGCGGCCCTGTGCGCACGCAGATCATGGGCAAAGAAACGGTCGACAAGTTCCAGCAGGCCGGCCGCGTGCAGGATTTCATGAACTACCAGCTCACCACGGTGATGGAGGAGTACACACCGGAGTTCGACCAGCAGCTTTTCTACACCGGATACGGCGGTTCGACCTTCAAAAAGGTCTACTACGACTACCAACTGGGCCGGATGGTGTCAAAACTGTGCCTGGCAGACGACGTCTACATCCCGTACAACGGTTCAAGCGTCGTTTCGCAGTGCCCGCGGCTCACGAACCGCATTCCGATGGACGCCAACGAGTACAAAAAGCGCTCTTTGGCCGGCGAATACATCGACATCCCCGTTGAAACCTACTCCACACCGGCCGATCCGAGCCAAATCAAGGCCGCAGTGGACAAAGTGACGGGCATTCAGCCCACCGACGACGTTGGCGAGGTGTTTTTGCTCGAACAACTGGTCGATTTGGACATCCCAGGCTTCGAGGACAAGGACGAAAAGGGCGAACCCACCGGAATTAAGCTGCCGTACGTGGTCACACTGGCCGAAGACAGCCTCAAGGTTGTCGGAATTCGTCGGAATTGGAAGGAAAACGACGAAAAGAAGCGCCGCCGCAACTACTACGTCCACTACGTGCTCGTCGAGGGCCCTGGCGCCTATGGTTTGGGCTTTGTGCACCTCATTGGAGGCCTTGGAAAGGCCGCAACGAGCGCCCTGAGGCAGTTGATCGACGCTGGCACGCTCGCAAACCTGCCCGCAGGCTTCAAAGCCAAGGGTGCGCGGATCGCGGACGACTCTGACCCCATCCAGCCGGGCGAATGGCGCGACATTGACGCTGGTGGCGCCGAGCTTTCGGCCTCTTTGATGCCTCTGCCCTACAAAGAGCCCAGCCAGGTGCTGTTTGCGCTGCTGGGCTTCCTTGTGGACGCCGGCAAGCGCCTGTCCAGCACCGCCGACATGCAGGTTGGCGACGGCAACCAGTACGCGCAGGTTGGAACGACCCTGGCGCTGCTGGAGCGCGGCTCCATGGTCATGTCCAGCATCCACAAACGCCTGCATTACGCGCAGACGCTGGAGTTCCGGCTGCTGTTCGAGGGCTTTGGCCAGTACCTGCCCGACGAGTACCCCTACGACGTGCCTGGCGCGAGTCGCAAGGTCAAGAAGTCGGACTTCAACTCGATGGTGGGCGTGCAGCCGGTGGCCGACCCCAACATCTTCAGCTCTGCGCAGCGCATCCAGCTTGCCCAGATGCAGTTGCAGCTCGCTCAGAGCGCCCCGAACATGCACAACATGTACGAGGCCTTCTACCGCATGTACGCGGCGCTCAACATCCGCGACATCGACGGCATCTTGCTGCCCCAGAACACCAGCACACCGCGCGATCCGGCGTCCGAGAACAGCGACGTGCTCAATGGCATGAAGCTCAAGGCCTTTGCTGGCCAACAGCACGACGCGCACATCGCAAGTCACCTGATGATGGGCATGTCCCCCATCCTGCAGTCCAACCCGCTGTCCGCGGCAGAACTGCAGAAGCACGTTCTTGACCACGTGCGGATCAAGGCCGAGGAAGACGTGGAAGCAGAGCTGTTCAAGACCTATGGCACCGACCCCGACCGCATGATCTCGGCCATCCAGAAGGAGGGCATGGTCGCACTCAAGATTGCCCTGGGCATGAAAGAGGTGCGGGACCTGCAGCAGGAGCTTTCTGGCGAGGGCGAAGAGGGCCCCGATCCGTTGATCAAGCTCAAGGAGACAGAGCTGCAGCAGCGCGCGCAGAACGACCAGGCCAAGAACCAGATCGACCAGCAGCGCCTGGCCCTGGACCAGCAGAAGCTGCAAGACACCAAGATGTTCAACCAGCAGAAGCTGGCCCTGCAAGAGGCCAAGGTCAACCAACCACCCATGGGAGTTCAAAATGCCGCTTAAAAAAGGCTCCAGCCAGAAGACCATCAGTCGCAACATCGGCGAGATCGTGCGCGACTACAAGCAAGACGGAATGATTGGCACCAGCAAGCCCAAGAGCAAGGCCGCGGCCGTCAAACAGGCCGCCGCGATTGCTTATGACAAGGCCGGCAAGACCAAGAAGATGGCCAAGGGCGGCGGCGTGCAGGGCCCGGCCATGATCGTGAAGAAAAAGGACGGGAACCGTCCAGTTAAGATATACTGAACACTGTCAACCGTGCCAACGGGTGGGGCCTTAAACCACCTGCTTTTCATGGAATCCCCATGCTTGAATTTGCAGAAGCAGTTCTGAAGGAAATCAGGAAACTTCAGGAGCAATCGAAGCAGATTGTTCTGAACGGGACCATCACAGACATGGAGCGTTACCGCTTCATGATGGGTCGCCTTGAAGGATTGAGGATGGTAGAGGATTCCGTGAAAGAGCTTCTCAAGAAGGTCACGGATGACGAAGACCTCATCAACTGAAAGGACACCAATGGAGACCGCTGAAGTTTCTGCACCACAAATGACCGCGCTGGAACGCAAATGGGCCGAAGAGGCCGCCAGCAAACCTCCTGCTTTGGAGGATGCCTACACCGAGTTGGGGTTTGACCCCGAAAAACTCGATCAGGCGGTCATCGATACCATTCCCAAGCCTACTGGGTGGCGCATTGCCATCCTGCCCTATCGCGGCGCCGAGAAGACCAAGGGCGGCATCGTCCTGGCTGAGGAGACGCAGCGCAAGACACAGCTCGGCACTACGTGCGGCTACGTCTTGAAAGTGGGCGACCTGGCATACGCGGACGAGGGCAAGTTCCCTGCCGGCGCGTGGTGCAAGGAAGGCGACTGGATCATCTTCGGCCGGTATGCTGGCGCCCGCATACCAATCGACGGCGGAGAAATTCGCCTGTTGAACGACGATGAGGTACTGGCCGTGGTCAACAGTCCTGAAGACGTTCTGCACATGTAAAGGAGCTCCCATGAACGATGAATTGGAATTCAAAATCGGTGAGGACGAAAGTTCTGCCACCGTGGCCGTCTCAGAGGACGGTACGGCAGAGGTCGTAGCCCGCCCGGAAGCGGGGCAATCGGCTCCTCAGTCGAGCGAGCTGGATCAGTACAGCGAGGGCGTCAAAAAACGCATCGACAAGCTGACCGCCCGCCTGCGCGAAACGCAGCGCCGCGAGCAAGCCGCCTTGGAATACGCCAAGAACGTGCAGGCCCGCGCCACGCAGCTTGAGCAGCAGTACATGACGGTCGACAACGAGCGCCTTGGCGAGGCCAGCAGCCGCGTCCAGACCCAGGTTGTTGCCCTCAAGCAGATCATCCGCAAGGCCCGTGAAGAAGGTGACATCGACACCGAAACGGAAGCCCAGCAGCGCCTGGCCGCCATGACTATGGAGCAAAGCCAGATCGCCGCGGCATCCCAGCAGCGCGAGCAGGCCCAAGCTCAATGGAACTATCAGCAGCAGGTCGCTGCCCAGCAGGCCGCCATGCAGCCGCAGGTGCAGGTCCAGCAGGAAGTCGATCCGCGGGTCGAGGACTGGGCTGAACGCAACCCGTGGTATGGCCGCGACACCGCCATGACCCACGCAGCGTGGGGCATCCATCGTCAGTTGATTCAGGTTGAGGGGTTTGACCCCAACACCGAAGCGTACTATGATGAGCTTGACAACCGCTTGAGGCAGACTTTCCCCCAGAAATTGGGTGGAGGCCAGCAGCAAGCGCAAACTAACAGGGCCGCCCGATCCGTGCAAACGGTGGCACCTGCATCCCGATCATCGGGTATCAACAACGCACGCCGCACTGTAAGATTGACTCCGAGTCAAGTTGCAATTGCCAAAAAGCTGGGCGTTCCGCTTGAGGAATACGCCAAGTACGTGAAGGAGTAAGCCATGTCTGACGTCAAAATTCCAGTTCTCAATCGCACTTCCCGCGCGGCCGAATCGCGTGAAAAAGATGCGCGACGCAAGCCATGGGCACCGCCTTCTCGTCTGGATGCGCCACCCGCGCCTCCGGGATTCGAGCACCGTTGGATTCGGGCCGAAGCAGGAGGGGTAGAAGACCGCACGAACGTCTCTGGAAAGCTCCGCGAGGGGTATGAGCTGGTTCGTGGGGACGAATACCCTGAATACCACGTCCCAACAGTAGAAGACGGCCGACATGCTGGCGTGATCAGCGTGGGAGGTCTGCTCCTAGCTCGCATTCCCAAGGAAACGGTTCAAGAGCGCAATGCGTATTACAACAGGCGTGCAAACGACCAATTGCAGGCTGTCGACAACGAGCTGATGAAGGCCAATGCTCACAACAGCATGAACATTCTGAAGCCCACTCGCCAGTCCCGCGTTTCATTCGGTGGCTCTCGCAGCCAGTGAAATCAACTTTTTGAAGGAAACATCAAATGGCAAACGTGAATAAGCCTTTTGGTCTGCGTCCTCTCGGCAATCTTTCAGCTACCGGCGCTCAAAAGCAGTACGGCTACCTGATTGCTGATAACCAGTCCGGGGCGATTTTTCAGGGCGACCTGGTGACCATTGACAATGGTTACTTGGTCAAGTTCAACAACACGGACCACACTTGTGCGGTTGGCGTGTTCAATGGATGCAATTACATTGACCCCACCACCGGCAAGCCCACCTGGAAGAACTACTACCCGGGTTCCGTCAACATCACCGCCGGCCAGATCGTGGCTGACGTGATCGACGATCCGAACCAGTTGTTCATCATCCAGAACGCGGGCACTCCCACCCAGGCCAATATCGGCACCAACGCTGACATCACTGCCAGCACCACCGGTAGCAACACTACGGGTCTGTCCAACATGACCATGAGTGGCACTTTTGGTGACACCGCTTCTGCGGGTAACCTTAAGGCAGTCGGCCTGTGGAATGTTCCGGGCAATGAGATGGGCCAATACGCCGTTCTCGTTGTGAAGATCAATGAGCACATCTACGGCAGCACTGGCACGCCGGGCTTTAGCACCTAAGGAGATCAATCATGGCAATTTCACGTGCACAACTGGTGAAAGAGCTTGAGCCTGGTCTCAATGCTCTGTTCGGTCTTGAGTACAAAAACTACGAGAACGAGCACACGCAAATCTATTCCGTCGAATCTTCTGATCGTGCATTCGAAGAAGAGGTGATGGAGTCGGGCTTTGCGGAAGCTCCGGTGAAAACTGAGGGCGCTGGCGTCGCTTACGACCAGGCGCAAGAGGTGTACACCGCTCGCTACACCCACGAGACCATCGCCCTGGCGTTCTCGCTGACCGAAGAAGCCGTGGAGGACAACCTCTACGACCGTCTGTCGGCCCGCTACACCAAGGCCCTGGCCCGCTCGATGGCCCAGACCAAGCAGATCAAGGCTGCGTCCGTGCTGAACGGCGCTTTCACCACCTCCATCGGTGGCGACGGCGTTGCTTTGTGCGCAACCAACCACCCCACCCTGACTGGTCCCAACCTGTCCAACACCCTGGCCACGGCCGCCGACCTGTCCGAGACCTCTCTGGAGCAGGCGCTGATCGACATCGCCGCGTTCACCGATGAGCGCGGCCTGAAGATCGCCGTTCAGGGCCTGAAGCTGATCCTGCCGAAGGAACTGCAGTTCACGGGCGACCGTATTCTGAAGTCCACTCTGCGGGTTGGCACTGCTGACAACGACATCAACGCTGTCCGCAACATGGGCATGGTGCCGCAAGGCTACGTGGTCAACCACTTCCTGACCGATCCGGACGCTTGGTTCGTTAAGACCGACGCCCCCAACGGCATGAAGATGTTTGAGCGCGTGTCCATGAAGACTGGCTTCGAAGGCGACTTCGACACCGGCAACGTGCGCTACAAGGCTCGCGAGCGCTACAGCTTCGGCTTCAGCGATCCGCGCGGCATCTTTGGCTCGCCCGGTGCGGCTTGATAGCTGTCCAACAGCGATGAAAAAGGGGCCTTCGGGCCCCTTTTTCTTTTCCTGTAAATAGGTTATATTGAGGTCCATACCGGGAATTTCCGGTGCTTCTGACGGTCCCGGCCGACGACATGCAGATGGAAGCACCTCAACTCGCATGTGAGGATCAAATGGCTACCACCACCTTCTCCGGCCCGGTCAAAGCGGGCACCATCAAAGAAACCACCGGCACCACCGTCGGAACCAACGTCAAAAACACCGGCTTTGTGCTCATGGCACAGTCCATCGTCATTGACATCATCGGCGCCTCGGCCCTTGATCAGGTTGTCGCCACCATTCCGGCACGGTCGCAGATTGTTGACGTCATCCTGAACGTCATTACCCCCAATGACGACACCGGGACTGCAACCGTTTCAGTTGGCACCTCAGGCGCCGCTACTGCCTTCTTGCCAGCCACCTCGGTGAAGTCGGCTGCCACTACTCGGGGCACGCTGACGAACAGCGCCGCAACCGACGTCGGCGCCTCTGACATCCAGGTCCTGGCTGACTTCACCGCCCAAAACGGCAACGGTGCAGCGGGTTCGGCAACTGTCACGGTCCTGTACATCCAGAGCAACGACCTGTAAGGAGGCGACATGAGCGCCAGCAACATCCAGGCGGTCACCAAGACCGCCGATGCCCAGGCGATCGCGGGTAGAACCCGCGTTGCCGGCATCTACTACACGTGCTCTGCAACGGCGTCCTCCTTTGCCCTGAAGAACGGATCAACGGCTGGCGGCACGGCGCTGATAACGATTACCACCCCGGCATCGGCGGGTGCCTACGACATCATCATGCCCGACATGGGCATCCTGTTCCCAGACGGGGTGTTCATTGACGTCAATGATGCGCAGGTCACCAGTGTCACGCTGCTGTTCTACGGTGGGGCGGCTGCGTAATGGCTTCGAAGAAGGGCATGGGCATCAAGACTTCGGTCAAATCCGGAAATTTCCGGGCGACCAAGAAGGGTGCAGGCATGACCGAGCAGGGGGTCAAGGCATTTCGCCGCGCCAACCCTGGCAGCAAGCTGCAAACTGCTGTGACTGAGAAGAATCCATCTGGCAAGAGGGCGCAGCGCAGGGAATCGTACTGCGCGCGCTCTGAGGGCCAGATGAAGCAGTTTCCAGACGCCGCCAAGGACCCGAACAGCCGCCTGCGCCAGGCGCGAAAGCGTTGGAGGTGCTAGGCCGTGGAGATGATGATATGGAACGTGGTCTTGACTGCGCTGGTGGCGGTCATGGGGTTCTTGCTCAAGAGCAAATTTGACGAGGTAGGCCGCTTGGGCATCTTGTTGAACAAGACTCGCGAAGAGGTTGCAAGGGACCATGTCACGCGCAAGGAAGTCGACGACCGATTTGACAAGTTTGTGAGCCATGTGGACCAAAGGTTCAACCGGCTTGAAGTGAAACTGGACGAACTCCGGAAGGCAGGGTAACCCGATGAAAGCAAAGATGGCGATGGTCAAGAAAGCGGGCAAAAAAGTGCCCGCTTTTGCGGCCGATGGCGTGGGCAAAATGAAAAAAGGCGGTGCCGTTGGCATGCACAAGATGCCCGACGGCAAGATGATGAAAGATTCCGACATGGCCGACCAGATGGGCCGTGCTGTCAAACGTAAAACGGCCGACGTCAAGGGCCGTGCAATGAAGAAAGGAGCCTGATCATGGCTGGAAGAGGTATGGGTTGCGCCACACGTGGCGGCGGAGCAGTCGAGAGCGGCGGGAAAAACCGCATGATCTCGGAGACCAGCAAAACTACTGGTCCTATCATGATGAAAAAGGGCGGTGCGGCCAACAAAGGCGGCATGAATCAGCACAAGCGCATGGCCATGGGCAAGCCCATTGGCAAGATGGGCGGCGGCATGATGGCCAAGGGCTACAAAAAAGGCGGAGCAGCCTGCTAAATGGCCACTTCGGGCACAACCACATTTGACCTGTCGATTGACGACCTGGTCGAGGAAGCGTTTGAGCGCTGCGGGATGCGTGCGACGAGCGGCTATCAGCTCTCGTCCGCGCGCCGCTCGCTCAATCTGCTCTTCCTTGACTGGGCCAATCGAGGGCTCAACCTGTGGACGATCGAGCAGGCCACCTATTCGCTGACACAGGGCACCAACGAGATCGCGTTGGACGCCTCTGTGGTCAACGTCTTGGAGGCCGTGATCCGTGATCCGAGCACCAGTCCATCGACGGACATCTACATTGAGCGCATCAGCCGCGAGGACTGGCTCAATGTGCCCGACAAGACCACGCAGGCGCGCCCTGCGCAGTTCTACGTGCAGCGCACCAACATCCCCAAGGTGTTCTTCTACCCTGCAGCGGACCGCAACTACACCTTCGTGTACTACCGCATCCGCCGCATCCAGGATGCTGGCGACTACACCAACACTGCTGACGTCAATTTCCGCTTCCTGCCGTGCCTGGCATCGGGGCTGGCCTATTACCTGTCGCTCAAGTTTGCCGCGGACCGCGCTTCTGCGCTCAAGGCGATCTATGACGAGGACTTCCAGCGCGCTGCCTTGGAGGATCGCGACACGGCCAGTGTGCAGTTCGTTCCGGACTTAGGGGTATGACATGGCCTTTGCTTCCGGCAAGTTCTCGTATGGTTTGTGCGACTACTGCGGCCAGCGGTATCAGTACAACACCCTGCGCAAGAACTGGCGGGGGTTCATGGTGTGCCCTGACGACTACGAGCCCAAGGAGCCCCAGCTTGAGCCCCTGCGCTACCGCGGCGATGCCATCGCGCTGCGTGATCCGCGCCCCGATCGCATCGAGCCTGTATCAGTCTTCGTCGGCGCACCGGGCTTTACGGCCTTCCAAAGCTACGGCAGTGTCCAAGGCGGCACCAACATGCAGCCGTACGTGCAGGATCAGGCGCTCATTGCGCAAGGCGTTGTTGGATCAGTGACTGTGAGTACATCATGACCTACGACGAACTTGTCACCAACATTCGAAACTACACCGAGGTGAACAGCAACGTGTTCACCCCAGCGGTGATCAACACGTTCATCACCATGGCGGAGAACCAGATTCTTCGCGACATTGACTTGGACGTGTTTAAGCTCGAAGTCACGGGCAGCATGACCCAGGGCAACAAGTTCCTGACGGCGCCGTCTGATCTCTTGACGCACCGCTACATGATTCTGACGCCCGTCAGCGGGGAGCAGTTGTTTTTGGACTTCAGGGACACCTCGTTCATGAAGGAGTACTGGCCCAACGGCGCCACGCAGGGCACGCCCAAGTACTATTCGGTGTGGGACCAGAACACCTTCTACATTGCCCCGACGCCGAACCAGAACTACAGCGTCGAGCTGGGGTACATCTACCGTCCTGCGCAGCTCTCGTCGACCAACACGACGACCTGGGTCAGCAACAACGCGCCTGAGGCTCTCTTGTACGCCTGCTTGATCCAGGCGTACAGCTACACCAAGGGCCCGGCCGAGATGATGCAGTACTTCCGAGGCGCGTACAAGGAAGCCATCCAAGGCCTGGGCACTGAGCAGCAAGGTCGCCGCCGCCGTGACGAGTACCGTGACGGCATGCTTCGCATCCCCATCAAATCTGATTCACCTGGCCCATGATTTCTGTTCAATCCCCCGTCCTCGTCGGCGGCGTTCAAGTCGAAACAACGAGCCATCGCGGCTGGTCAACGGAGGAGCTCGCACAGCGGGCCGCCGACAAGATCATCTTCGTTGGCGATCAGTCTCACCCTGCCGTGCGCGAGCAGGCCCGAGCCTTCAAAGAAGGCGTCAAGGCCGTGGTCGCGTTCTATCTGCAGGAGGCCGTGCAGCAGGATCGTTTGACGATTGCGAATCGCCTTCGTGAGGCGGGGTACCCGGACCTGGTCCACCTGTTAGGAGAGTAATTATGAGTTTTTCTGGAAACTACATGTGCACCAGCTTCAAAGTGGAGCTGATGCGTGCTGTGCACAACTTCACGACCGGCACGGGCAACACGTTCAAGCTGGCGCTGTACGACAACAGCGCCTCTTTCACGGCGGCCACGACCGCGTACACGGCCACCAACGAGGTGGCCAACTCGGGCACGTACACGGCTGGGGGAGGTACGCTGACCAACGTCACGCCAACGTCCACCGGCACGACTGCGTTCACGGATTTTGCCGACCTGTCGTTCACCAGTGCGACCATCACTGCCTTTGGCGCGATGATCTACAACGACTCGGCTGCCGGCGACCCGTCGGTCTGCATCTTGGACTTTGGCGGTGCAAAGACGTCCACCAGCGGCACTTTCACCATCATCTTCCCGACTGCTGACGCCACGAGCGCGATCATCCGCATCGCCTAAAAGGCGGGCAAGTGGCAGATGCGACCGTTGCCTTTACTGGCTGGAACGCCTCTGTAGGCTGGGGCCAGTCGACTTGGGGGAATGCGCAGCCTGCGCTTCCTTTGGGGACAGGCGCGGTCGGCTCCGTCACTGTCACTGCCAATGCAAACGTCACCCTTACCGGGGTGTCGGCCACGGGGTTCGTTGGCCAGGCCACTGTTCAGGCCAACGCTGACGTCAGCGTCACGGGCGTGGCCGCTACGGGCGCCGTAGGCTCTGTTACGGTCACCGGCACCGCCAACGTCTTCCCAACAGGCGTCTCGGCCACCGGATTCATCGGCCAGGCCACCGTATCTGCGGATGCCAACGTCACCCTGACTGGGGTCAGCGCAACCATGTTCCTGGGGAACGTGGTGGTGACCGCCAACGCTGACGTCAACGTCACTGGGGTCCAAGCAATCGGGTTTGTTGGCCAGGTCACTATGACCGGGGATGCCAACGTCCAGCTCACCGGGGTCCAAGGCACGATGGCCTTGGGCAACGTCACGGTAGCCGCCAACGCCGACGTGTTTGTCAGCGGGGTCCAAGCGGTGGGCGAGGTCGGAAGTGTCGACCACCGGGCCGACGTCGATGTCTTGGTCACGGGCGTGGCCGCCACGGGCGTCATGGGCAGTGTCCAGGTCGAGACGGTCACCAACGTACCGGTCACAGGCATTCAGGCCACGGGCAGTGTGGGCAGCGTGGCGATCGTTGGCAGTGCCACGGTTTTGCTCACCGGTGTCCAGGCGGTTGGTCAGATCGCAAACGTCCTTGTCTGGGGTGTAGTTGATGACAACCAGACTCCCAACTGGCACAATGTGGATGATGCGCAGTCTGGGAATTGGGTGGTTGTAAATGATGCACAGTCCGGCAGTTGGACAGCCGTTGATGATGCACAGTCCGGAGGCTGGGTAGTCGTCAATGATGGCAACACAGTGATTTGGACCCAAGTCCTAACGTAAAGGAAAGAACATGCCAGGAAGTACCTACTCCACAAACCTCAAGATTGAGCTGATGGCGACCGGTGAGAATTCCGGCACCTGGGGCGACATCACAAACACCAACTTGGGGACCGCCTTGGAGCAGGCGATTGTCGGGTATGGCAATCCAGACTTCGTTGCTGATGCGAACCTGACCATCAGCATCACCAACAGCAACTCGTCCCAAGCAGCGCGGGCCCTGGTCCTCAATGTGACCTCCGTGTTCGGCTCGCTCACGCAGACGCGCAACCTGGTGGTGCCCACCAGCCAGAAGCAGTACATCGTCCAGAACAACACCGCGGGCGGCCAGAGCATTGTCGTCAAGACCTCTGCCGGCACGGGCATCACTGTGCCCAACGGGCGCAAGGCGCACTTGTACGTCAACGGCACCGACGTCATCCAGATGTTCGACTTTGTGGACATCAACGGTGGCGCGATTGACGGCACGCCCATCGGCGCGTCGTCCGCGTCCACCGGCGCGTTTACGTCCCTGAGCGCGACGTCGGTCACCAACTCCGGCCTGACCGCGACCCGCGTGCCCTACGCCAGCACTGGTGGCCTGTTGGTTGATTCGGCCAACATGACCTTCAACGGCACTCGCCTGACGGTGGCTGACCTTGCTGACTCCGGCCTGACTTCTGGCCGCGTGGTGTACGCCAGCACGGGCGGGGCGTTGGTTGACAGCGCGAACCTGACGTTTGATGGCACCACCCTCACAGCCAATGCTCTGACCACGACAAGCACCGTCACGATCAACGGCGGCACAGCCAACGGCGTAGCCTACCTCAACGCCAGCAAAGTCCTGACCACGGGGAGTGCGCTGACGTTTGATGGGACGGGGTTTGGCGTTGTGACCAGCGCCCCAACAGTCACTATTTTTGAAACCGCAAGCGGCAACAATAACCGATTGGTAATCTCACAAGCGGCGGGAATTGCAACGTACAACCAAACTTATAGCAGCGGATCAACAAATGCTCAAGTTTGGCAAATTGGCAGCGCCGAACAAATGCGCCTGACCTCCACAGGTCTGGGTATTGGGACGAGTTCGCCTGCAAATAAGTTGGTTGTGTCAAATGCGGGCGCAAACGGGTTTGAATTTGACCCCACAAACAGTCTCATGCAGACTTACAACAGGTCTGGTGGCGCGTATACCGCCATGAACTTGCTTGCCTTGTCGATGGCTTTTAAGACTGGAGCATCGCCTGCCACAACGATGTTGCTCGACTCCTCCGGCAACCTCGGCTTGGGGGTGACGCCGAGTGCTTGGAGTACGTTTTCCACGTTCCAAGTATCTCGCGGAAGTCTTGCGGCCAATTCAAGTGAAGTTGATCTCAGCCACAACGCATATTTTGATGGCAGTAACTGGAGGTATATTGGCAACGGCTTTGCTACAAACCAATATCAATTTAACGGTGGCTACGCTTGGCGCATCGCCCCCTCCGGCACAGCAGGCAACGCCATCTCCTTCACCCAAGCAATGACGCTGGATGCGAGTGGGAATCTGTTGGTTGGCCGAACAACTGGAACTGGAGCAAACATAGACGTGTATGAGTCTGCGTCAACTGACGCAACGATTCGCATCGGGAATGTGCAAAATGCGTCTGTTACCGCCATCGGCAAACAAGGCGCAACCACCTATGGGGCGACCACTGCCGGGGATGCTTTTTTATATGCAGACAACAGTTTGTCCATCATGTCGGACAACGCCAGTGGGGTCATCAAATTCTCAACAGGCGGCAACACCGAACGCGCCCGTATCACCAGCGGGGGTTACTTTAAGGCGAGTAATGCGGGGACGTATGGAAACGACACAGGTTCGTATCACGAGTTAAGGTCAAGCGCAACTGACGGATTTATTGCCAATTTTGCAAACACAGCGGCTAGTCCATACGGCATCTATTTAGATTTTCCTTCTGCATCTCCAGACAATAACACCAACTATTTTTTACGTTGCTTAGATAGTACAACGACAAGATGTTACATCTGGTCTGATGGCGATCTTGCAAACCATGATGGTGTATACGGCACCATCTCTGATGCACGACTAAAGCAGGACATCGTAGACGCTGGCAGTCAGTGGGATGACCTCAAAGCCATTCGGTTCCGCAAGTACCGGATGAAGACAGACGTTGAGGCCAATCCAAACGCATCAGCAATGTTTGGTGTGGTGGCTCAGGAACTCGCGGAAGTTTGCCCCGGCTTGGTTGACGAACACCCGAACATGAAGATGGTGGAAGTCACAGACGAGGAAGGCAACGTCACGCAGACGCAAGCGCCTGACGGAACCACGACGATGACGGTCAAATCGTCCATCCTGCTGATGAAAGCAGCCAAAGCCCTGCAAGAAGCAATGGCCCGTATTGAAACTCTAGAGGCGAAGGTCGCCCAACTTGAAGGAACCCAACCATGACCACCATTACTTGGACAATCACTGATACAAACTTCGAAACCGCAACAGGTTTCATCATCACAGCCCATTGGACTGCCACCGCAGTCGATGGTGACTACACCGCAAGCATTTACAGCACTTGTTCTTGGGCACCGGGCACCCCCACAATTCCATATGCTCAAGTCACGCAGCAAGAGGTGCTGGATTGGTGCTGGACATCGGGGGTCGATAAGGATGCCACTGAAGCTGCACTGGCGCAGAACATCGCCATGCAGAAGAATCCGCCCGTATCTCAGGGCCTGCCCTGGTCGGCATAATGCGTATGGGGTTCCATCGCTGCCCCATCTCAGCGATGCTTTGGAGATATCCATGAATGACGAAGTGAAAGTGTCCCTGCCCCTCATCAACGGCATCTTGGGCTACCTGGGTACGCGCCCCTACGGCGAAGTGTTCCAGTTGGTCAATGCCATTCACGGTGAAGTGCAGCCACAAATCCCGATGCCCGAGATGGCAAAGACCGATGAAGCTGCAAAACCCGTCGCGGACGCTGCCTGACGGCAGTATCGAGCCCGCACACGCCATAGAGGTTCTCTGTGGCGCGTGTGGCTACGACCTCGACCAGGCCGAGTTGGATGCAGACGCCTGCTCCGACTGCGGCCAGCCACTGAACCTCGCCCGTTCGGTGGCCATTGAGATCACGACGGTTCCTGCTGCATCGGGGGCCACGATGTAATCAGGAAGCCATGATCGACCCAATCACCGCCCTTGCTGCCGTCTCTTCTGCGGTCAACCTGGTCAAAAAGGCCGTCAAGACTGTGCAGGATGTGCAGTCATTGGGGCCCGTTTTAGGTCAGTACTTTGACGCCAAGGCCCAGGCCATTGAGGTCGTTGAAAAGGCCAAAACCGGTGGATTTAAGGGGTCGGCACTTGGCAAAGCATTGGAGCTTGAGCTTGCTCTGGAGCAGGCCAGGGAATTTGAAGAATCCGTCAAGATGCTCTTTTTCCAGAGCAATAAAATGGACGTGTGGGTCCGAATCACCGCCCGTGCCAAGCAGATGGAGGCCGATGCGGCGCGTGCTGAAGGCAAGCGCAAGGCAGAGGCAAAGCGCCGCCAGGCTGAAATCGACGACATGTTCTTGATCGGCATCACCGCCCTGACTACGGTGTTCGTTCTTGGCCTGACCGTCTACTTCATAGTCGAGCTGGGGCAGCGGCAGATATGACCGAGAAGCTCAACGCCAACACCACCCTTGACAAGGTTCTGGGGTATGTGGACTCACCGTTCAAGCTGTTTGCGGTGATCCTGATGGCGGTGGTTGCGTTTGCGGGCTACGCCCTGTACGAGAGCCAGGAATTCATCCGCGACGCCTATAGGGAGTCGCAGAAGCTGCCGGAGATACGAACAGACCGGGCCGATGACGCAGCAACGATGCTCTTCAAGCAGACCGGCGCAACGGTGGTGGCAATCTTCAAAGTCAATCCCCTGTTCAACTCCCGGACGCTCTACAGGGCCTACACCAAGGACGGGCGAGACAAGACGATTGAGGACATCGACGTCGGCCTGTTCACACACAACTCGTCGAATAACGCGGACGTGGTCAAGCTGATGACCAACGAAATCCCGTGTGGCGAGTACCGTTACGCCCAGTCAGAAGTTGGGCTTTGGTATCTTGAGAAGGGTGTGACGTACACATGTCGTGTCAGCGTCCCACCGGACTCGCATCGCTTCGTGGGACAGGTTACAGTCGGTTGGGCAACGCAGCCAGCAAACCTGGAGCAAACTCGATTTATGCTGGAGATTGCCAGCGCAATATTAACTAAAAGGGGTGGGTAATGCTTTCACTGATTTCGACTCTCGGCGGCCTGTTGATCAGCGGCCTGCCCAAACTGCTTGAGTACTTCCAGAACAAGTCTGACCAGCAGCATGAGCTGGCCCTTGCCCGGATGCAGAACGAACGTGAGCTGGCCTTGGCCGCGCAGGGCTACGCCGCCCAGCAGAAGATCGAAGAAATCCGCACCGACCAGGTCATGATGCAGACCGAAGCGCAGATGACCGAGGCCGCTCTCAAGCACGACGAGAAGGTGCTGGAGAAGGCCAGCCAGTGGGTGGCCAGCTATGTCGGCACGGTACGCCCCACAGTGACGTACATCTTCGTGTTGGAACTGGTGCTCATCAACGCCTTCATGGCGGTCTACCTGTGGAACCATCCCACCCTGATCACCAACATCGACGATGTCGTCAAGTACTCCGACTTGATCTTCTCCAGCGACGAGATGGCCATGTTGGGCGGAATTCTGGGATTTTGGTTTGGGTCTAGGACTTGGAGCAAAAAGTGAAACTGAGCAAGGTCGGCGCTGACTTGATGCACAAGTACGAGGGGTACAGAACCCGCCCGTACCTGTGCCCAGCGCACATTTGGACCATTGGCTACGGCCATGTGCTGTACCAAGAGCAGATCAGGCTCCCTATGATGCGGCCAGAGGGCAAGACCAAGGCCGATATCCCGATGATCCGCAAGGAAATGCCGCTCAAGCCGGAGGACAACCGTGTCTGGACAAAGCAGGAAATCGACGAACTATTCGCGGCTGATGTCGCGTCTTTTGAACGGGGTGTTCTTCGACTTGTTCCCGGCAGTGCTAGCCGTCAAGGCCGCTTTGACGCTTTGGTCAGTATTTCCTTCAATTTTGGGCTAGGAAACCTCCAGCGCAGCTCTATCCGTATCAAAGCAAATCGCGGAGAATGGGAGGGTGCGGCAGATGCCTTTTTGCTCTGGAACAAGGGTGGCGGCAAAGTGTTGCCGGGCCTGGAGCGCCGCCGCAAGGACGAACGCGCCCTTTTCCTATCTTCATGACCACAGGAGACCGACCCATGAAAAGCACCCCCGTCTGGGACAAGAAACGGCCAAAAGGCTTGGGCAAACCAAAGGCCCTGACCCCCGCCAAGAAGGCCGCTGCCAAAAGCGCGGCCAAGAAGGCTGGCCGCCCCTATCCGAACCTGGTCGACAACATGCGCGCGGCGCGTAAGGGCTGACCATGGCCACGGTCAAAAAGGACGCGATCGCACAGGGCATCCGCCAGGCCTATGAGCGGGGCACAAAAGGCGCTCCTGAGGCTGTGGTGGATATCCACGTCAACCTCAAAAACCGCAACAACGCCATCAAAGAGTACGGCTACGGCCCGCTTAACCCAGAGTCCGAATCGCGTGTTTTTTGGCAAGGCAAGGCCGACATGTGGGAGACCACAGTGGCCGAGGCCAAGAAGGCCCGCTGTGGCAACTGCGGCGCCTTCATCCAGACCCCTGAGATGCTCAAGTGGATGGCTCAGGGCATCGAAAAGGAAGACGCCGGAGAGCACAAGAGCTACGCCGATGACGTCATTGGCGCGGCCAATCTGGGCTACTGCGAGCTCTTCCACTTCAAGTGTGCTGGCGACCGCACTTGCGATGCGTGGCTCGTGGGCGGCCCAATTCGATAAGGTAAGCACATGCCACTTCTGCGACTTTTTCTCAAGCCTGGTGTTGACAAGCAAAACACTGAGTACGGCGCCGAAGGTGGCTGGGTGGACTCCGACTATGTCCGGTTTCGCTACGGCCTACCTGAGAAGATGGGAGGCTGGGAGCTTTTCAGCGCAACCTCTAGCAGCTTCGTAGGCTCTGTCAGCGACATCTTCACGTGGAATGCACTGGACGGGGCGCCCTACGCGGCCTTGGGCACAAACCGCAAGGTCTACGTCTTCTATGGCGGCACGTGGGCCGATATCACCCCCATTCGCAAGACGGACTCCGTCACGTTTGACACGGTTAACGGATCGACCACCGTGACCGTCAATTGCTCGGGCCACGGCGCAGTAGACGGGGACTTTGTCACCTTCAGCGCCGTCACTGGCAACCCTGGCGGCATCCCGAACGCGGACCTTCAAAACGAGTTTGAGATTCAAAATGTCATCAGCTCCACTGAGTTCACCATCCTCTCGCCGACCGCGGCGACCTCAACGGCAACAGCGGCCGGCACGGCAACAGCGGCCTTCCAGATAAACGTCGGCGCGGACAAGAGCTTTGCCGACTTCGGTTGGGGCACCGGCACGTGGGGCTTGAGCACCTGGGGCACACCACGGCCTCCCTCGGCCTCGCTGGCGCTGATTGCCCAGCTCTGGCAGTTCGACAACTTTGGCCAGGACCTGCTGCTGCAGCTCATCGACGGGCCCATCTATTCGTGGAGTCCAAACGGGGGCCTCGGCACGCGGGCCGCGATCGTTGCAGGGGCGCCCACTAAAAGCAAGTTCGCGCTGGTCTCAACGCCGGACCGCCACCTGGTGTGCTTTGGCACGGAGTCCACGATCGGCAGCCCAAGCACCCAGGACCCGATGTTTGTCCGCTTCTCCAACCAAGAGGACATCAACCAGTTTGTGCCCTCTGCCACCAACACGGCTGGCGGACAACGGCTCACGGACGGCAACGAGATCATCTCCGCGCTGCGCTCGCGCGGCCAGATTTTGATCTGGACGGACACGTCGCTGCATGGCCAGCAGTACCTGGGGCCCCCCTACACCTTTGGCTTCCAGCAGCTTGGCGCCAACTGCGGCATCATCGGGCCTCACGCCGCGGCGGACGTCAACGGCGTGGCGTACTGGATGAGCAAGGACGCCTTCTTTGTCTTTGACGGCTCGGTTAAGAAGATCGCCTGCACTGTGCAGGACTACGTCTTCCAGGACCTGAACATCGTCCAGGCAGAGTCCGTGAACGTGGGCATCAACACCCAGTTCAACGAGGTGACGTGGTACTACCCGACCTTGAGCAGCGACTACATCAACCGCTTTGTCACGTACAACTACCTTGAGAACGTCTGGTCGATCGGCACCATGGCGCGCACGGCTTGGACGGACATCGGCACCTTTGACAAGCCCTTGGCAACGGAATACGACAGCACGGCCACCACCGCGACCTTGACGACCATCTACGGCCTCACGCCTGGCCGCAGCAAGCTGTTCAGTCAAGAGGAGGGTGTCAACGGCAATGGTGAGCCCATTGACGCATACGTGTACTCAGGGTACTTCGACATTGGCGAAGGTGACAACATGGTGCTGATGCAGAAGTTCATTCCGGACTTCAAGCGCCAGGTCGGCAACCTCACCGTGCACCTGCGCCTGCGGCCCTACCCACAGGCCCCTGCTGTGGCCAGCTCGCTGGACCCATACGTCATCGCTCCAGACACGGAATTCGTCAGCACGCGCGCCCGCGGCAGGCAGGTGCAGTTGCGCATTGAAAGCACTGAGCTGAACAGCTTCTGGCGATTCGGAACAATGCGTGTTGACATTCAATCGGACGGTTTCCGATGAGCAAGATCAACAACGTCCGCTTACCCAACGCATCGTTGGAATACGATGCCGCCCAGTTCAACCAGCTTGTGCGTTCGCTTGAGCAGGTCATTTTTCAGCTCAACAACACGTACTCTCCCGTGGTCACCGAGGACAAGGATTCGGCGTTCGCGTGGTATGGAGATGGCGGAGGATTTATGGATACAAGCGGAATGCCCGTACCGGTCTCTATCGGAGGGACCAACCTGGATGCCTTTGGAAGACTGAGGGTCAGCAACCCGTTCACGCTGTTTGACTCGTCCCACCGTTTTGCCGACAACAACCTGTGGGCAACCAGCACCACCGGCACCGCTGCCGCCACGTTCAGCGCAAATGAAGGCTTGGTCAACTTGACCGTGGGTACTGCCAGCGGCGATCAAGTCACCCGCGAAACCATCAAGGTGTTTTCCTATCAGCCGGGCAAAAGCCTACTGGTCATGAGCACGTTTGTTATGGGCACCGCCCAAGCCGGCCTACGCCAGCGTGTTGGCTATTACGGCGCTGCCAACGGCATCTACTTTGAGCGCGACGGCACCACCAACTACATGGTCGAGCGCAGCAGTGTGACGGGCGTTTTGACCAATACCAGGGTAGCGCAGGCCAACTGGAACCAGGACCCCCTTAACGGCACCGGCCCGTCTGGGCTGACGTTGGACACATCCAAAGCTCAAATTCTGTACATGGACGTGGAATGGCTGGGCTTGGGCACGGTGCGTACTGGCTTCATCATCAACGGGACGTTTGTCCCGGCACACAACTTTGATCACGCCAACCTGGTCACCACAACGTACATCACAACGGCATCTCTGCCACTGCGCTATGAGATGGAAAACACGGCGGCTACAGCCAGCGCCAGTACGCTCAAGCAGGTCTGCTCAACGGTGATCTCTGAAGGTGGCTATCAGCTTGCTGGAGCACAGCAATCAGCCGGTACAACGATTACCACACCAAAAACATTGACTACGGCGGGCACCTTTTATCCCGTGGTGTCTATACGCCTGAAAACCGCAAGACTTGACGCCGTTGTTATCCTGACGGCAATTTCCCTCCTTGGGATTACAAACAATGCCAACTACAAATGGGAAGTTGTTGTGCAGGGCGCGACAACTGGCGGCACATGGGTAAGCGCCGGAACAAATTCTGCGGTGGAATACAACATCACTGGCACTGCTTTCTCAAGTACCGGCGGGCGTATTTTGGCTACGGGGTTCTTCCAAGGATCAAACCAAGGCTCAAGCAGCGTTGACATTCTCAAAGAAGCATTGTTTGCCAACCAGCTTGAACGCCAACCTTTTACGGCCACCCCATATGAACTGACTCTGGCCTGCACTTCTGCATCCAACGGAGATCAAGTTCTTGGCTCAGTGGACTGGGAAGAGATCAGTCGATAGGAGAAAACCGTGGCAAACAAGTACCTGCGCAAATTCGTCATCCCGGCGGCCTCCACGGAGACAGCCCTTTACACCGTGCCGGCGGCGAACTCCGCCGTTGTGCGCTCCCTGCGCGTGACAAACGTCGGCGCCGGCGTGACCTCAATCACCGTCACCCACACGGGCACGGGAACGACCTATTACCTGCAGAAGGACCGCGCATTGACGGTCAACACGACTTTTGACGTGTTCAACGGCATTCCCTGCGTCTTGGAGGCGGGGGACGTGTTGAGGGTGACGTCAAGTCTTGCCGGCGCCCACTTTTACCTGTCGTATCTGGAATCGGACCGCACGTAATGAGTGGACAAAACGCCCCCTCTTGTTGGATAATTTCGGCCATCATCGCGTCCTTTCCCGGCGCGCGGCCCTTGAGGCCTTTGGCACAAATCGGAAAGGACCATCATGGCAAATGAAGGAATCATGGCCCTGCCTGGCGGCATGGACATGCCGGCCGAAGAGGCCCAAAACCAGCAGCCGCTCACAGTCACCAGCGCCGAGTCCTACGACGCCGCTCAGACTGCCCTTGGCATGGTCAACCCCGGGGACCAAATAGCTTCCAAACAGGTCGTCCAGGAAGCCATTGGTGATCTGCAACTGACCCAAGAGGAGATCGACACCCTCTTGGAGGTGGTGGAGTACCTCAGCCAGAACCCCGGCAAGTACGACCAAGTCCTTCAGCAGTTGATCCAAGAGGGCATTGTTGAGCAGGGGGACCTGCCCGACCAGTACGACCCTGAGTTCATGGGCACGCTCTTGATTGTGCTCAATGAGATGCAGTCGATGCGTGGCCAAGGGGCCATGGAGCCCATGCAGATGTCCCCCACCGTTGAGGGGCTGGCACCGATCGGCATGGCCGAGGGCGGTCTTGCAGATGTCGCTTCGTACCTGGCCTCTCAGGGCCGAAACGGCGACAGCATGTTGGCGCACATCACCCCGGAAGAGGCCGAGCTGCTGCGCAGCCGCGGCGGCTCGGGGACGATCAACCCTGTGACAGGCCTTCCCGAGTTCTTCATAAAGAAGGCTTTCAAGGCCATTGGGAAAGCCTTCAAGTCCGTGGCCAACGTGGTCAAGAAGATCGCAAAGAGCCCCATCGGGCGGATCATTGCCACTGTTGCGTTGGCCACGGTCCTCGGGCCAACGGCCATTGGAGCGTTCATGGGCCCTGCTGGCACTGCCGCATTGGCTTCTGGTACTGTAACCCTGGCAGGGGGCGGCTCGCTCAAAGAGGCCTTGATCTCCGGCGCCATGGGCTACATTGGCGGTGGCGGAACCATCATGGGCACCAATCCCCTGGCAGCGGTCGGCAAATACATGCCAGGCCTTGCAGGAAGCGCCCTGAACACGGGCTTTTCCACTGGCGTCATCGCCGCTGGCATCGGCAAACTGGGCGGCATGAGCACGCAAGATGCCTTGAGGATGGGCCTGACGTCAGGCGCGACAGCGGGCGCCATGCAAGGAGCGCGGAACTCGGGCCTGATCGCTGAAGGAAGAGTGACCAAGGAAGATATTTTGAAGGCCGAAGGGGGAAGCGGCACGCCTGCCACGGGCACTGACAGGTTTGGAAGCCCCAGCGCGATTGGCGAAGCAGGGCCCACGGGCCCTGTTGGTCCCGCCGGCACTGCGCAGGATATGTTGGCCGCTAAGGCTGCCAACTACAGCCCGGCAAACTACGGCTTTGAAGACTTTAACGCAGGGGCTTCGGACCGTGCCGCTCCCGGATTCCGCTTGAGAGGCGGTTTTCTTGACGCTGACAGTTACACTTTTGGCGCTAAACCAGACGCCCCTATCGACTACAGCCTAGCACCGCCCAGGGCCACTTCAGGCCTCGGGCTTAATGGCTTTAGGGCGAGCCCCGACATGATTGGGGCGGCATCTGGGGCGCCGACTACAGGCGCCGCAGCGGCCCCAGGAGCGCCAGGTGCTGCCCCAGGGGCACCTGCTGCCGCGGCAGGTCCCGGCCCGGACATGATGGGCCCGTCCCCCAATCCGAGGAACTATGCTCTTGATCCCGAATTCGGCAAAGGAGAGCCTCCAGGTTTCCTCGATCGGATGACCACCGGGGCCAAGGACCTCTACGGCGAGTACCTTTCCCCGGACCGGCCTGGCCTGCCCGCAGATGCCGGCCTTTTGCGCAAGTACGGCCCGCTGATGGGTGCCGGCCTGGCTGCAACAGCCGCATTTGGCGGAATGAAAGGCGAGCCCGCCAATCAGAACCCTGCCTTCAACCGCAACTACACCGGTGACGACTACATCCGGGACAACCCAAGCAAGTTTTCTGGTGGTCTAGACCTTGGCTACGTGCCCCCCAACCCGCCAAGAAACCCGATCGTCGAGACGCCGTCTTATGCCTCCATTCCCACTGGTCGGCCGGGGATGGTCATGCCCGGCGGCATCACGCAAAGCCCCGGCGGCGTGGCGCAGCCCTACAACGTGGCCGGCCTGTATGGCGTGCCGCTGATTTACGGACCGGACGGCCGTCCGCAGCGCTTGGCCAAGGGCGGCCAGCCCCAGCCGACGTATTTCCCGCGCAAAAACGGCCCAATCAACGGCCCTGGCACGGGGACTTCGGATGACATTCCAGCTATGCTCTCCGACGGGGAGTTTGTCTTTACTGCCAAGGCTGTTCGCAATGCCGGCGGCGGAAGTCGCCGCAAAGGCGCGGCGCGCATGTACAAGCTCATGAAAAAGCTCGAAGGCGGCGCAGTTTAAGGGGTAGGAAATGGCAGACGAAACGATCC